TTAATCGACCTAACATTTTTCCATTTTTAAACACTTCCTTTCCTTCCCTTCATTTCCTCATCTTGGGAAAAATGGGTAAAAAATGGGTAAAAAATGGGTAAAGTGAATAAAATATGCATATTCCACTAATTCTACCCAAAATAATGAATATTCTCTTCTCACCTAACTGTACTATCTACCCTCTCATTCATCCATACAAAAAAGCAACCATTAAATGATTGCCTTAATCCTCCCAACGCTTATTAATACTGTAGCTACTGAATATCACTACCTTATCACCCTCTAGTCCTCTAAGAGCCTGTTTCATGTGTCTACTGTACATAGAAGCATTATCAATAATAACTTGATAGCTATTACCTCCTGTGATTAGTATAAGGTCTTCTTCATCTACCATATAAGAGTAGAGAGTTGTGACAGTTACTTTACCAGCTTCTTTATATGTAAGCTTGTTTCCTTCAATCCTGATTGATTGATTGTGATTGTTGCTTATTTCAATAATCTTTACCATAGCTTAGCTACTCCTTAAGTTATAATTTTCTAACTATATTATATCAAAAAAGGGTTTACTTTACAAGCATTATCTTTCTTTCTTTTCTTCTTTCTTTCTTCCTCTTTCTTGCTCACTCACTTTCTAATTATGAATAGATAAAATTAAAAATATAATTACTAAAAAGCTAAAAAATTTAAAAAAAGATAAACTTTTTAAAAAAAAATTAACAAAAAAGGGTTGACTTTTATTTCTAGTAGTGATATAATTAATACATAAGGTTGAGAGAGATACAACCTAGGAGCTATCAAGATTCAAGTTACTACCTTCTTTAGGATAAGGAGCATAGGACTTGTGAGACAAGCCAAAAATTGAGCAAAGCTCAATTATCTCACTATTAAAATCTAAAGGAGATAGGTAAAATGACCTATAAATTTCAATATCAAAATGCAGAACTTTTCGCTTCTAAAATGTCAGTATATGGATATCGTTTGTTTATCATGATTGACCATGAGAATGGTACTTACTTCTATGGACAATCACACAGCACTGTGGTAAGTCTTCATAAGGCTGAATATATTCATTCAATGAATATGTTACAGCGTGATATCCGAAAAATGAGGGATCAAATGGAAGCTAGAGGCTATCACAAAATGACTGATGAGGAATGGTATAAACAAATTGGCTAAAGTATTAACTGTTTCAATAGATAAAGAAAAAGTAAAAGTATTTACTGAAAAAGAAGACTTACTAATTACTAATAACAATATTCAAGCCTATTTGAGACTTTACAAGGCTCTAGAGGGTCAAGAAGCTGATATCTACGCCCTTGTTCATTGGGGGATGGATATAGCCTCTTCTATAGATAAAGAGGACTTTCTAGCTATCCTGAGAAGATGGTTTGAAAACTAGCTTAACAATCGCCTTGGTAACTTGGAAACAACGGTTACACTTTAAATTTAAAATCTAGGAGAAAATAAAAATGTCAAAACAACTTCAAACAATCATTGAAAAAGCACACAAAACAGGATTCGCCAATAAAAATGGACGTATGTACGATTATGGCTATGTAGGACCATTAGAAAGTCAATGGCAAGCACGTTACAACAAAGATACAGATGTATTTGAGTTGGATCATTGGGGAACTAATATCATTATTTTAGAACAATTCAGTACTTTCCCACTAGTAGCCCATATCTATGGACAAAGTAAGTCAGATCGTGATGCACTTGTTCAATTATTCAACTACTGTGGAAGAAATGACTTCTGTGTTAGCTATCGCCCATCAAAAGATGAATTTTATGTGAAAGCCCAATTTGTAGGCAAGAAAACATTAGAAGATTATATCATTTAAGGAGAAAAACAATGAAAAAAGCATTATTTACTATTCTACTTGCTTGTGTGTTAGGTTTAAATATCTACACACTTGCTAAAGTAACCACTTTTACACAAAAAGAGCAAGAAAAGCAGGAATTTGTACAAAACTACACGCTTAAAGACAAGCAAATTCTAGATGCTTATATTGAAAATGGGGATCACAAGCTTGTCATTTGGTCAGAAGCCAAAAAGAGCAAGGTTATTATCACAGTAGCCAAAGAAGCTTGGCAATTAAGTATTATTGGAAAGACATATCATGGAAAAATTTAATAGAATCTTACTAAACATACTATACATAGGAATTTTCTTCAGTTCATTTGCTATTATTGCAATTTTCCACACGGGGAGCAAGTTAACGGATATCTATAATAACCAACCTAAAGAAGAGTTTGTTAGGCATGAGGGGAAACCTGTAGAACGTCAGATCATGGGAAAGACTGATGATGGGGAGTATTTAGAGCTTATTATTTGGAACTCAAGTAAAGAAAGAACTGATACTATAAAAGTAAACGCTAGTGATTATGATCTATATAAAATTGGGGAGCAATTTTACACTGATAGAAATACAATCACAACAGATGAAGACTTACTAAAACATGAAGGATTATTGAAACCTTCACATTAATTTAAAATCATAGGAGAAATTTAAAATGTTAAAATTAGTTATTTATAAAAAGAAAGCTTGTATTTACCTTGTGGGAGGTACTAAAGAAGCTGTTATCACACTAGATAAAACTGAGAGCTTTTACCAAATTTTCTCAGAGTTGATCTTTACGCTTAATCATCACTTTTGGGATATTTATGAAGGATTTTACCATAAAGGAAAATTTTATAGTACCACTGATAAGTGGGAAACAGCAAAACTAATTGAAAAACTAATCAAGGAGAAATAAAATGACTTACCCTATATTTGAAAATCTTGAAACAGGAGAAAGACTCTATTTTGTTAAAAACTTAAATCCTGAATACCCTACTAATTGGTATGAAAAGTGCATTATTGAATACTATGAAGATCCACTGAACCAGGAATACTCTACAGAATTTTACTATATGGAAGAAATGGATTCAGATGATGAAATTTTGAATGAAGCTTGTAAACTATTTAACCTAAATAAAGAAAACTTTGAAAAAATTGGTGAAACTGACTATTAAGGAGAATTAAAAAATGAAAAACATTAAAAAACGCAAACTAAATACTAAAAAACTATTTATTTACTACTCAAATGTATTTGTGATCTTTTCTATTGCATTGCATCCAGTATTAGACTACTCTTTTCGCTTGTTCCTTCTCTTCTACTGTGCTGTATATGTTCTATGGACTTTTGTAGATATCACAAGTGAGGCTCACAAGCTATGATACAGGAAACAGTAGATAAGGTTATACAATTCATTGAGCAAAATAACTACTTTCACGCTCCTTATCTTGACTTCCTAGGGGTTTATATCCTTGGGGAGTCTTGGGATTGGTTAGAGAAAGGTGACAAGGTTATTTTGATTAAAGCCTATGAAAATAACCATGACTATTTTATTTTGAACAAGCTAGGGGAAGAAGTAAGGCTGAAATACATTAATACAGGTACTTTCCAGTCTTTTCTAATCCCTGAAAACTTAAAATTTTATCTAGGAGGGTTAGATGATTAACTTAACAGGTCACAATATAAATATCTGTGATCATAAGGGTAACGTTTACAAGATTATCCCAAAAAGTAAGCTTACCTTAAGAGCATATACAAGCTACAAAACAATCAAGGAACTTGAGGGAGTACCTATTGATATTATTGATTATACTATCACAGACCCCTTACCTGTGATTAAAAGCTTAATAGAAAATAATCAGTATATCATTGTAAGTAAGATCACAGCGGAAGCATTAAAGAAAAAAGGCATTTCTAAAGGGGTACTAATCACAGGTAGAAAATTCTATTTAGATAATGCCCTAATAGGAGTAAGGGGGTTAAGTCTATATGAATAAAGTTAAAATCAAGGGAAGTTATTCAGAAACACTGAAATACTTACAGGAAAATCTAGATCCTGAGGAGTTGAAAGGTTATAAATACCTTAAACCTTTACAGGAAATACAAAAAAGAGCATTAAAAGAGTCACTAGGAAAGCCTTACATAGATCCACTGTGTGACTTTATTATTAAAACTAGATTAGTAGGAAAAGTTAAGGATGAAGGTATTATAGATGCTTTAAGCTACTCTTACAGGGAAGTTAGTAGGTTTATTGAGGATAAATACACAGATGAAATCTTAAATGCCTATGGAAAAGAGGTTATCTATCCTAATCTTGTGCATTTTAGTCCTTTAGGGGATATTAAAGCACAGCTGTTAGAATATAAGAGAGGTGAGGCTGAAGATAAAGCACATCATTTATTTAGAAACCGTTCCTTGAATGATAGATATGAAAATATCACGTTTAAGGTGCTTTTAGAGAGCTACTACAGCGGTTTTGAGTATGAGGAAGGGAATAATACCCCCAGCCTTAAAAAACAGCTTACAAGCCAAAATATAGCCTTTAAAGAGGATCATTTGAAGATCTGGGGAGAAGTGAAAGCATGGTTTGATAACTACCTAATAGGTAAGCCTAATTTTCATAGGGGTTATCACTACAGAACCTTAATTTATGATTATTTTGATGATAAAATTGAAGATATTTCTAAAAAGTGGGCTTTCTGTGGTTCTTGTCATGCTGAAAGGAAAACAGGAAGTGATACTCCTAAAATTTTAGATGCTGTAGGTTATAAAATGCTGAAATTTTACTGTTTAGATGAAGAATATAACCTAATACCTTCCACACGTATTTATTACTATCAGGAAGGTGAAGATATAGCCTTTTCAGGAACATACACAAATTTTGGAAGTGGAGAGATGGCTAAAAGTGCTTATTCTTTCACAATAGCAATGATGTGTTTTGTCTTTTACTTAAAATTTGAGGATTTTAAAGAAATAAAGGGTATGAATGCTAAGACAGATGAACTAGAACTTGCAAACATTAATTTCTATGCTAATACCTCAGAGGGGAGTAAATATAAGAAATTTGGTACAGCTGAGATCCTTTCAGGATTGTACCTTGATGCAGATGATTGCTTTCATATTTTAGGAGGTTAGGTAAAAAGAAAAAGACCCCCTAAGAATGGAAAGGAGATCTTTCTCTAATACACTTAATAAGATACATAGGAAACCAAAGGATTAAAATAATCGAAAGGATGAAAATGTATCAAAGTAGTCCTTGATTAAGAACTACAATACAATTATAACACAAGTTGTGACATTGTCAATAGGTTAAACCTAAAAATTACAATTCTGTGATATTTAGTGAAAATTCTTTATCTGGGTATATATGATCTTAACAACCCTATTTTATCTGGGTGTTGATGATTTACATATATAATAATACTTAATTTATATAATATATAGTTACTTAACTACTAAGTATATAACTACTATGAAACTAGGAAAATAAATTTAAAATTTTTGAAGAAAAGTATTGCTTTTATGAAACCTTTGTGCTAAAATAGGGTTATACACTAATGAGAGTAATAGCATAAGGAAATATAAAACTAAGGAGAAAATGTTAATGTATATTAAAATTCCTATAAACCTTTTGCATGATAACCCTTTCAACTCTATTAATGAATGTATCTTTTATGCCTTCTGTGCTAGCCACACAAAGGATGAAGAAATGACATTTAACTATAGTACTGAGACATTGCAAGAGGTTTTTCCTGTGTCTTCTGCACAACTCACAAGATATCTTACTAATCTAGTAAATCTAGGTATTGCTGAAAATAAAAGCTACCTTTTAAGCTATGAAGGAGCTAAGTTTGCAGGAAAAAGAAACTATAAAGTAAATACTAGCCTTTACTATGATAGTTTTGGTTATGATGAAAATGGAAAAGCTAAAGATTATCTAAACCTTAACCTTGGATGGGTTATGCTTTATGGAATGAGCCTGAAAACAGCCTTAGTGCTTGCTTTCCTGTGGTCAAGCTATATATATCTAGGTATGCCTAGCCAACAGTATCTAAACACAGCAAACGTGATGGAGATGACAAGCATTAAGGATCGCAAAACTGTTTATAAAGCTCTTGACCAGCTTATCGCTCTAGGTATTATCACTGAGAAAAAATCAGATGAAAGGTACTTTAGACTAATTGAAGTTAATAAGGATAGATGCTTGTGCAATTCTACGCATGATGTTCATGAAACAATTGCTCATGTAGACTGTTATTTTCTAGATATGGTTAAAGGAAAATCAAACAGATTTATTAACTCACTTAAAAGTTACCTAAAAGAAGCTTCTTCTAGGTTAGGTGATGTCTTATGGTATCCTTACAGTACCCTGATAGGAGAGTTACCTGAAAGGTTTAAATTTAAACCTGCAAATGATTGGAGATTTATAGAGTAAATGAGTAAAGAATTTTTAGATCTTCTGAGAAGAAACTATACAGAAGATGATCTAATTCCTTTTGCTGTAAATAAAACATTTTACATTAAAAAACACCCTGAGGAAAGATTTAGTAGAGCATTTGAGGAATACAAGTATAAAATTAAATTTATTCCTTCACAGGTTAAAGCCTTAAGGGATAAGTATGATCTCTATATCTGTTTCACACCTGTTAAAAATAATAAACGTGAAAAGATTAATGCAAAAGATAGCTTTATCATTGCACAGGATATTGACGGAGTACCTATTCCTGAAGACCTTCCACCTTCTTACTATTGGGAAACTAGCCCAGGAAAGTATCAAGGTGTATGGGTTTTAGATAATGCTGTTACACCACAGGAACAAGAGATCATCAACCGTAAGCTCATAGCTAAATATGGTTTTGACCCTTGTGGATCTGACATTGTGCATTTATACCGTATTCCAGGAACATGTAATCACAAGTATGCTAGTACTTTCAAAGTATCAGGGATGCAAGGTAAAGGCACAGTATACAGGAAGCGTGAGATTATAAAGTTTCTAAAGGATGTAGATATCACTACCTCAGTTGTCACAGATAATAAGCCTATAGAGTACAAAGAATATGATCTAGAGGAGCTACTACTTGAATATTCTGTGAAGCAAGCATTTTATGATATTTTGGGATCTGATAGATCAGAATGGGCTTGGAATGTAGAAAGTAAAATGATTATCAATGGAGCAAGCAAGGAAGAAGTGAAATTTGTGCTTCTAAGTGCTCCTGATGCTATGGCTAAGTTCACAGAGAAGACTGTAGATGCTGAAGTAAATAGAGTTTTTGCTAAGATTGAAGCTGAAGATAGAGAAATAGCTAAAGAGCTAGAGACTAAGCCTAAGGAGCTGAAGCGATTAGATAAAGGTTCTGATGGTATAGTTAGGTTTGAAGATACTGAGTTAAGAGGTAAGAAACCACAGAAAGGTAAAGTCAATATCAAGCGTGTTGATGAGATTGAGCCTTTTGATCCTACTGATTTTTGGTTAATTGAAGATCTTTGGGAAAACAACTCAGTAGGTGTGATTGGAGCACCTTCTAAGTCATTCAAGTCAACTCTTACTCTTAACCTCGCCTGTGCTGTAGCTACAGGAAAACCTTTTGATGGAAGGGAAGTGAAACAAGGTGCTGTATTAATCATCCAAGGTGAGAATAACCTATCAATGGAACAGCACAAGATCTACTCAATCACTGGTGAGACAGAATTGCCTATCTACTTTGTGGATGACAATATCACAATGGATCAAATTTATAAGCTTAAGGATAGTATATTAGAACTAGGAATTAAGCTTTTAATTATTGACCCTATGTATCTACTTTTCGGATCAGGAGATATCAATAAGCATAAGGATATCGTCTTTAGGCTTGAAATGTTATCAACCCTGAGCAAGAAGACTAACTGCTCTATCATGTTAGTACACCACTCAAGGAAGCTTGAGAGAGGAGCTAAGATCCAGACCTCGGATATGTATGGTTCTGCATTTATTGAGGGATGGTATGAGTCAATGATTCTTCTACAGCGACAATCCAATAATTCATCAAGGATGGTTACTTACTTTAGAAACCATAAATCAGGAGATGTTTATGATCTTGTGGTTGATGATAATATGGGATGTAAAGCTTATAAGAGAAATGATGACTCAGGATATGAGCCTGACAAAATGGAACTAACAAGACTAACTAAAAAAGAAAAGGAAAAATTTGAAAATGAAAACTAACAAAGTAACAATTTTAACAGTAGCTACACTTGCTACACTTGCACTTGCTAATAATGCTAAAGCTGATGCTCAGGATAGCCCTGTAAGCTCACAGGAAGCTCCTACAGCTCTTGTAACTAATCCAGAGGGTAATAATACCACTGAGGTTAAACAGCCCACAGAGATCACTAAAGAGGGCACAGAGATCACTGTAAAAAATCCTGAAGTTGTTATTGACCAATCTAAGGGTGAAGGAAAGTATCAAGAATTTACTGTAGAGTATAAAAATATCAAGTTTGCTGATGATATGCCTATTAATGCAGGTGATAAAGTCACTATGACTTTCCCTGAAGAGCTTAACTTCCAAACTAAGTATGAATTTGATGTTAAAAACCCTGAAGATGCTGTAGTAGGTAAGGCTTCTACAAACCCTGAGGATCGCACAGTAACCACTGTGTTTAATGACTACTTTACAAACCATCCACTTAATAAACAAATGTCACTTAAACTTGATGCAAAGTGGACTGACAAAGTACAGCCAGGTAAGCCTGTTTCTGTTAATTTTAATGGAACATTTGTTACTGCTAACATTGGAAAAGAGCAAGTGATTGGCAAGGATGAGTTGATTGCTAAGTGGGGTTCACAGGATAAAGATGATCCTACTGTGATTAACTGGACTGCACGTGTAAATTATGCTAAGCGTGTTCTAAACTATGTGACTATCATTGATGAAATGTCAGAGAACCAAAAGCTAGTTGATAACTATTTTGAGATCAAAAACATTGAAAGTCTAGATCCTTGGATTGACAAGGGTGATGCTATGGATCTAGTAAAATCTATTAGTAAGTCAGATCATGGATTTACAATCAAGATGGATCGCTTGGATCACATGCTATACATCAATTATAAGACTAAACTTGTCAATGCTGTTAAGGATAGTGTTAATCCAACTAACAAAATTGAGTTGAAAGCAGAAAATGATGGATCTACCTCATATAGCTATGTACAGCTTGTTGGAGGAAAAGGTGATGCCTCAGGTGAAAATAAACCTGAACCTACCTTTGAAATTCCTAATGAAGCACCTAAGTATGAAAAACCTGAGATCAACATTGAGGATATTCCACTTATGCCACCAGCACCAATTTTGGATAAACCTTACCTACCTATTGAGGATATTCCTTTGATGCCTCCTGCTCCTATCCTTGAGAAGCCTTATCTTCCAATCGAAGACGTTCCTGTGCTTCCTCCTGCACCAATTGTGGAAATTCCTGAGTTGCATATTCCTAAAGAACCTGTGAAACCTCATGAAGATCCTAAGACTCCTCCTGTAACTCCTGAAGATAAGCCAAAAGTACCTTCAGAAAGTCCTAAGGTTGAGCCTAAGAAGGAAGAGGTTAAGGTTGAGAATAAAGGTGAAGTTTCACATGAAACACCTGTAGAAACTTATAAAGCACCAATGTTACCACAAACAGGATCAGAAGCTGGTGTAGCCCTTTCTGTGTTAGGTTTAACAGTTTTAAGCCTTACAGTAGCATTTAAGAAAAAAGAAAACTAATTACAAGGGGTGAAATCCCCCTTGACTATAAAATTTTGGAGAATTTAAGATGAAACTAGATGATTTGATTAAAGACTACAAGGAAATGACGCTTGATGAGGTTTATGTTGAGGACTTGTTAGAAGACCTACATAAGCTAAAAGATACATATACACCAGAAGTACCTGAGTATGTAGCTAATTGGTATGAAAAGCATAAGGATGATCTTGAATTTAATATTTGGGATTGGATTGCTTTTAGGGATGAACCTAAAAAAACAGAAAATAAGAAATTTAATGGTTGGCTAAATGAGGGTTTAAATACCCCTATTCAGACTCTTGTGAAAATGCACTTGTTTGGTTATAAGGTCAAGAAAGAGAAGAAGTATATTATCAAACTTAAAAACGTTCAAAAAGGTTCAGAAAGTTTTAAATTTGATAGGGTTATTGAAAAATGGTATTTTGGTTTTAATCAAGAATCTATTACAGCACGTTTATACCACACCAAGGAAGAGCTTAGGAAAGCTGGCTTTGAATGGATGTTTAGTTGCCCAGGGCTTGAGATTGAGGAGGTTGAGTAATGACAGTAGAACAATTCCTTGGATCTTTATCAAGCTTAATGTGGACTACATACTGGTCAGTACTTGTATACAAATGTATAAGAAACAGGGAGAAGTGAAATGGATGATAAACTAAATTTTATAAGGTTTTCAGTAGTTCTTATACTTGTAAGTATGTGTGGTTTTGCCTATTGTATAGACAAAAAGCTAGATGACACACAAAATGAATGGAAGCAGATTGTAGTTAAGCAAGGTGAGCACATTAAGAAGCTTGCTGAGCAGAATAAGGCTCAGGATGTTATCATTAATAAGCTCAATGCTGAGTACAATCTAAAGGGTAAAAATAAATGAGTAATGGTGGATGGTACAGATCCTGTACTTGGCTAGATGAGGCAAGCAAGAGGGAAGACCTTTCAGGAGTATTCTTTAGTATGATAGATGCCTACCTTAGACGTGTAGATATGTCTATCAGTGCTTACCTAAGTGAGCTACACAAGAGAGCCACAGGTAAGGAAATAAAGAATGGGGGAGCTTACTATTCTGTGAAGAAAGTAGCAGAAGGGAAGCGAATCCTGTTTCCTTACCTTGTGGATAACATGGTGGAAGTGTTTAGCAAGAAAGAGCGTGAATATCTTTGCTGGTACTATGTCAATACTAAAAAAGGAGATGTAAGGAGATCACAGCTCCTAGCAAGATACTATGATAAGTATGAAGGGAGACAATCTCCTGAAATACCTTCTGTTTTTGAAGACTGTTTTGTGACCTCTAAGGAAGAGGAAAAGGTTTCAGTTAAGAAGCTATCACAGAAAGAAAAACTAAGAAAAGAAATGAATCGTAAAGAGATTCTAGAAAGGGCACTAGCTATTGAAATTGCTGAAGGAAGACTACACAAGAGTATTCCTTATGGTGAATTGAAGGCTACTTGGAAGTAAAGATGAAATATAATTTAAAGGAACAGTTATTTGATAAAATTAGAGGAATTGAATTTGTAAATCCTGATGAATATGGTGCTAAATACAATAAAGGTGTACGTGAGGCAAAGGCAAGAGTTGATTCTTTCTTTAATAAAGAGCTTGTACCTGAAGTACCTCAATATGTGGCTGATTGGTATGAGTCTAATAAGAAAAACTTAGACTATAACCTATGGAATTATGCTTATGATTGGGAAGATCAAGAAGATGATGAATTTAGAAATTGGTTTAACAATTCAAAAGAAGCATTTCAAACCATCATTAATATGCACCAATTTGGCTATAAGATTAAGAAAGAGAAAGAGAAAAAGTATCTTGTTAAGCTGATTCAAGGTGGTCAATACCTTTACACAGATCATTCAGGAGAAACTTACTTTACTGCTTTTAGCCAATCTAACTACACAAAAAATAAACTTGAAGAGTTAAATCTTGAGTGGGTATTTGATTGTCCAGGAATTAAATTAGAAGAGGTAGAGTAATGGATAAGAAAGAGTTATATAATAAGGTTGGAGACTTAGATTTATTTTGTATAGGTATTAGAAAATATGTTGCACTTAGTGAAGTCTTATACTTAATCAAACAACTAGATGAACCACAGAAAGTAGTAATTCCACAATATGTAGCAGATTGGTACGAAGAGTATAAAGATAATCTTGAGTATAATATTTGGGATTGGATGAAGTATAATCTTGAACCTAAAAAACGAGAAAATGTAATCTTCTCTCAGTGGCTAGGTAAGACTGTAAATAACCCTGTGGAAATACTTATCAAGATGAAGTTGTATGGCTACGAGGTCGAGAAAGAAAAGCGGTATTTGGTGAAGATGAAAGGATTTTATGGATACGATAGCTATCTTAATAAAGCTTTATCATCTGGAGAATATTTTTTGGATTCAGAAAATGAAGTTGATGGGTATAGAACTAAACACACACGTGAAGAGCTAGAGCAAGACAACTTTGGATGGGTATTCTCTTGTGAAGGTGTAGAAGTTAAGGAGGTAGAATAATGAAACTCTATGTACTTTCAGGAAGTGCTGATGAGGATATTAAACAGTTTATCATAGAAGCTGTTAAAAAACTCAGTAGTGAAGAAGTTGAGGAAGTTGATAATGAATAAATTAGTATGCCCAAATTGTTATTCCACTTCTTCAGTACATCACCATACTGATTGGAAGTATATTGATAATCACACAGGTGGAACTAAACCAGTAAGTATTAGGCTTTGCTTAGACTGTAAGACATTATTTATTGATGATCGAAATTGGTAGAATAATGATAATATCAGATGAAGAATATATTAAATTTATAAAAGATGGACAAAAATTTGCTCTTGAGATTATGGAAGAATTATTTCCTGAGGATTATGAGGAGGAAGAAGAATGAGTAATTTATGGGAAGAAACTATTGAATTTTTAAAGGAAAATGATAAAACTTTTGAGGATGTACTCTTTATCCAAGGAGACGACTTCAAGGTAACAAAAGAAAACTTTGAAAGTGTAGCTAAGAAGACAGATTATGACTCAGGCTTTGGTGCTCAACATGTTGCCACAGACCTCGTGTTAGTTGGAGATGATTGGTGGATTGAGAGAGCTGAGTATGATGGATCTGAATGGTGGGAATTTAAAACTATTCCAGCAAGAAAGCAGTACATGAAGAATATCACAAACCTGCATAAAGGCATGTGGGATACTCTTAAGGATATGAATGAGGATGAGTTGTAATGAAATTTTTAATACTTGGTCTTGAAAACAAAGAGGTAGGATTCCAGCTATTTATTATAAATATTTCTGAGATCATTCTAATTGATGAAGTGGATTTATTTAAAAATATATGTTTGAAGGTATCTTTAAAAGATGGTGGTATACGATATTTCAACCATGTAAGAGTCAGTGCAGGAAAACTAGTAGAAGTTAATAGAATTATTGATTTTTATAGAATTTTGGAGAAGTTGTAATGATTTTTGCTTTAACTTTATCAGATGTTATTGAACTACTGATTGGAGCTGTTTGGCTGATAGGTTTTATTGGAGCTATCATTGTAGGTATTCTAAGTAGGAAGGGTAAAAATGAGTGAGGAAGTAGTTGTAAGATATCATTTTGTAGGTGGTGAAACTGTTGATTGTGAGTACACAGATAAAGAAATGTATTATTCTAGTCTAAATACCTTTGATTTAGGAGGTCTCCTTATCTTTGATAAAAATGTAATAAACACAAGGAATGTAACCTATACAGAAATTATTAAAGAAAGAGTGATGAATATTGATAAATACTATTGATCTAAAATACCCTGTGTGTTTGGATATTGAAACAACAGGTCTTGATAGGTTTAGAGATGAAATTACTTCAATTCAGATTGGGTTTACAAATGTAGACCAAGGAAAATATGTGCGTAGGTTCTTCGATTGGAAGAAATTGGGAATGAAACGTGCTTTAATGCTTCTTACTAAGCTTAAGTATGCTAAGCTAGTCACACACAATGGAAAGTTTGACTTACTCTTCCTTTATGTTAAGACAGGGATTGAGCTGAAGCTGTGGGTTGATACCCTAGTAATGGCTCACGTTTGTGGAGAGGAAGAGCTAGGACTTAAGCCTTTAGTTAAGAAGTACTTTAAGGTAGACTATGATATCTCAAAAGAAGCTAAGACAGGACAGATCACAGATAAGTTTAAGGCTTATGGTTTGGATGATGTGTACTATCCTATGGAGCTGGTTAAGATCTTTAAGAAGAAGCTTAAGATCTATAACCTTGAGAAAGTCTACAAGCATGAAATGAGAGCCTACAGTGCATATCTTGAAGTTGAGAAGAATGGTATGCCTATCAGTCCTAGAAGACATGAGATAGCTAAGAAGCTTCAGGAGCAGTATAAGCCTATCCTTGAAAGGCTACTAACAGTAGGTAACATTAACTGGAACTCTACAGCACAGGTAGCTAAGATACTTTTCACAGATAAGGATGTTCCTGTGTATGATGAGAAAGGTGAGAAGCTTCCTAATACCTATGAAGTGCTTGAATACTCCTTCATGAATGATATAATATATAGAGGTGAGTTTGACACACGTAAGGGAGCTACACTGTTTATGAATGAGTGGAAGGAAAAGAATCCTCACCTGTATGATATTAAGGTTAAGCTTAAACACAACTACGCTCCTGTGATTATTGGCTATGGTGTAGGGCTTAAAGTTATTGAGAAGACAGCTAAAGGAGTACCTTCAGTAAGTAGTGACGTATTGGCTAACTACTTTGGTAATCCTGTAGTAGATGATCTGCTAGAGTATCGCAGGTTGACTAAGCTAGAAACTTTTATTAAATCTTGGGAAGAAATTCAAGTAAATGATAGGATCTATCCTAGCTTTAACATTACAGCACGTACAGGAAGAACTACATGCTCTAATCCTAACATCCAGCAGATTCCCCAGGATAAAAATGTAAGGAATTTGATTGAAGCTAGACCTGGATGGAAGATAAAAGAGCAGGATTACTCACAAATTGAGCTTCGTGTAGCTTCTATGTTCTCAGGTGATGCTAACATGCAACATGCCTATCAGTCAGGAAGTGACTTGCATAGTAAAACTACTGAATTGCTCTTTGGTGATACTTCCAGCCTTAGTCCTCAGGAACAGAAGAGGAAACGGACGGAAGCAAAATCTATGAACTTTGGTTTTTTATACGGAATGTCTGCAAAAACATTCGTAGACTATGCAAAAGGATATGGATTGAATATTACTGAAGAAGAGTCAGAAGGCTTTCGTAACAACTTCTTTAAGGCTTACCCTACATTACTACAGTGGCATGAGGATTGTAAAAATTATGCAAGAGCAAACGGTTATACATGGTCTCCTATTGGACGGAAACGTTTCCTTCCTGACATCAACTCTAGCAACTTCAAGCTAAGAGGACAGGCTGAAAGACAATCCATAAACTCAGGAGTGCAAGGATTCGCCTCAGACATGTGTACAAGTGCTCTAGCTGATATTGTTTTCAGTGATGAGATTGACCATGATAGATGTATTGTACTAGGTTCTGTGCATGATGCTATTCTCTTTGAAATTAGAGATGACTATGTTGATGAAGTTTCACCTATAATTAATAGATTGATGGAGAAACCTTCCATCATTGAAGGAATTGATATTCCTATACCTATTGTGGCAGATTCTGAAGTTGCACAAGCATGGGGAGGATAAGAATGATAATCTTAGATAAGCCTGCTTATAGGCTTGATGAATACAAAGAGATCAGAGAGGCTAATCGCAGGTTTTTCAAGATTGACCCTGAGCACTACATAGACAAACAGAATGATTGGGAAGACTTATACACAATCTCAATCAGAGGCACTGTGTATGTAATGGATGACTTCTTTAATGGTCTCAGATATATTAGAAAGCACTATGGTCAACCTGTGTCTAAGATGAGTAGCTTTGACCTAATCTTTAAGACTAAGCATGGACTACCTGAGGAGATTGACTACATGTACCGTAGATTCAGTAATGCCTACAAGACTGTGACTGACTACATTTCACAGACATGTTGCTTCTCTCATGTGGTCATAGATGAGCCTGAAAGGATAGAAAGGAGGATTGTTCATTATCCTGTGATTGATAGAACTGTTCCTCTTTGGTTAAGAGAGAAGATCATTTCAATCATTGATAATGGTTATGCAGAATGACTTATAATGTATTAGAGTTCTTTGATAGCCAGCTTAAGAGAGTACACAAGTTTGATACTTATGAAGAGGCTGAAAAGTTCCATGAAGAGATGCATAAAAAGACTAAAAGCACCTACTTCATTCGCTATAAGATGGATTTAAACAATGTATTCTAAGGAGGAATAATGGTAAACAAAAGTAGCTCAGTAGGAATTACTGAGGATATTATCACAAACATCATGCACTTGGGAGCTAGTGAGTACCACTTGGAGATCCTTATCCGTAAATATGAGGATCAGATTAAGTTTTGGTATAACCTAGACAATCCTGAGTTTCAAACTGAGGAAGATAAAGTAGCTATTTATGACACAAAAGACAAGGTGTATCAAATTACACAGCTTCTTCAGACTACTACTGAACAGCGTAGAAAAGCTATGGAATTGCTTAAGTCACAGGCTAATGAGGAAGGAAACCCTGACATGTGGTGTCTCCTTAAACACGTTCTTGTGGCAACTATTACAGCGTTTGAGGCTTGGCAAGTAGACCTAGCCAATGATAAGGTTAAGTTTGCTTTCCTTGAGCAGTCACGTGTAGCAAACCAAGTTTTAGCTATCTTTTTAGGTTATGAAGTTACTCCATGTAGTGCTTGCTTAACAGATCAACTTAAAGAGGATGGGAAATAACTCCCATCCTGTGAGGAAAATTATGAATTACAAAGAAATTATTGAAGATTTTTTAAAAACAAAAAGTAAATCTAAACTTTGCAATGAGCTAGGTATCTCACAGTACTACCTTGATAAAATCCTTCAAGGTGAGGAAGTACCTGACATGGTAAAAACTAAGATTGTCAACATGGTTACAAGTGAAACTGAGGATGAAGAAGTTATCTCAATTTCTAAGACTGAAGAAGACTTCATCCTTGATGCACCTATTGACACTTTCCCTGATAAGGTTAACCGTATCTCCTACCTAAACTATGTTCTAAATAGCACAAAAGCAAACAAAAACCACTATTGGAGACAGGTGCTTACTAAGAATGGTTCTAACACAGAAGAGGAAACTGTGGATCAGTTAGAGCGTATGGTTAACGCTATCCTGAAGGGTAACTGGAAGGTCATTGAAGAGGATGTACCTTATATGATTAAGCTTCCAAGTTACCACTATCTAACTAAAATGGTTGATGGATCAACAGGGTGGTCACTTGTGCAAAATTCAAACACTGTGATAGGAAGTAGCAAAGAGGGATTACTTAAACAATACCCTGAGTATGAAGACTTTATTGTGCAAGAGCCTCTTAATGTTGTGAGCTTTAAGCCACAAGGTGAAAAGAATAAAAAGTTTACACCTAGCAGAAAGAAAGGTTTTATAATTCGAGATGCAAGAAAAAATTATTAATTATGCTCTCATCTTTGGTTTTCTATTGTTGACTCTTTGCTGTTATGCCACTGTGACCTCACAGAAGGCTCAAATTGAGCGTTTAGAGTATCAGGTGGGGAAACTTAAGGGTGAGTTGAAACAGAGTCATGAGGAGCTTAATAGCAAGGTCTATTCGCTTGATATGAGATTCAAAGATATGGTTTATTATTTAGAAAATGGAGTAAGTAGAGGTGGATAATGACAACTTATAGTGTAAGTCGAGTAAAGACATTTTTGGATAATCCTTGGAAGCATTGGTGTAAGTACCTAGCAGGCTACAAGGAAAAGCAAGATCCTGAAGTAACACAGTACATGGATCGTGGAACATACTTCCATAGAGGCATGGAGCTTTTAGCACAAAGTAAAGGTAAAATGACTCAGGAAGAGTTGTATGCTAAGCTACGTGAGATCTATGCAGAATCAGGATTCCTAGAGGAAGCTAAACTTTCAGGAGAGCTTGCTATTGATCGCTACCTTTCAGAAGGTGAGCCTGTAGACTTTGAGAAAATCATTGAAACTGAGCACCAAGTATACTTTGATCTACCTAATGGACATGAGTTCACAGGTATCATTGATGCTGTTATTCAGAATGATGATGGAACTGTGACCATTGTTGACTATAAGACTCACTCTACAGCCCCTACAGATGATGAATACCGTTACAGCCTTCAAGGTAACTTGTACATGTATGTATATACACAACTAGGCTACAATGTACGTGATATGATATTCGATTGTGTCAATCCTAAGATTAAGATCACAGGGAGAAACTACAAACGTAAGACTATCCGCCTTGTGTATAATGAGTACCGTACTAAAGACTTCTTTGACCAGTTTGTACATCTTGTAGACCTAATTGAGTCTGATCCTGAGTTTAAGCTATACATTCCAGGAAAAAGTGGACATAAGCCTGATGCCTATGATTACCTCTATAAAGTGTATATTGGTGAGATGATGGAAGACTTAGATGAATTTATTGAGAAAAATTTTCAAAAAAGGGTTGACAGTCCAACCCAAAAATGATAGAATAACTTTGTTGGGTTATCCAGCAATACACTATAAGGAGGAATCAAATGATTAGGTTCATTTGGGCACAGGATGCTAATGGTTTGATTGGAAGTAAAGGAAAGATACCTTGGTACAATCGAGATGATCTTAACTACTTCAAGAATCAGACAACAGGTGGCATTGTAGTCATGGGAAGCAGGACTTGGTTCTCTCTAGGATGCAAACCACTTAAGAATCGTCATAACATTATCCTGACAAAAGAGGATGACATTAAAGGTTATGACCAAGAGAATGTCTACATTGCTCACACACCTCAAGAAGTCATTGAGATCTATGAGAACTCTAGCCTAGATCTTTGGATCATTGGTGGAGCTATGACTTACAAGACTTTTGAGCCTTGGTGTGAGGAAGCTGTGGTAAGCACAGTAGAAGGTGAGTATGAAGGAGACACTTACTATAAGGGTCTAGTGGATAAGCTCACTGAGGAGAATGTAGTAGTTACAATGAAAGGTGATGGTTTCACAGTGAAACATTATAAGGTGAAATGATGGTAACACAAGATGCTTGTATCTTTCTATGTATTGTATGTTCATTTCTAACAGGGGTTATTTGCTACTTTATTGGAAAATGGGATAAAGAAGATAAACATGCAACTATAAAAGGTACAAAACTAAAACTCATTGAAGGTATTGATGGAGTTACATCAGTACAGCTTACTCCTATCCGTTATGTTGAACTTCTCACAAAAGAAGAAGAGTGTAATGAGTTGAAACTAGCTATCAAGAGGTTTGCAGATGAAACTCCTAAAGGAACTTAAAGACTTAGTTTCCCTAATGGGATGTGCTGTAGTGTCAGTAGCTTTACTAGCTATCACACTTAAGCTTATAGCTATTGTATGGAACTTTATTATGTCGTGGTAAAAGATGAAAGAAGATATTATTAACCCTAAGCGTTACACAGGAAACAGGCTAGAGTGCTGGGATTTTTGGATTGTAGCTAAACTCAATCCATTAGTAGCATCTGCTGTTAAGTATGTGTGGCGATATAAAGACAAGAATGGAGTAGAAGATCTTAAGAAGGCTCTTGTGTTCTTAGATAAAATGAAGAATACACCTCAGTCAGTTCTATACTTCACAGAAACTGAGTTCTTTGCAGATGATTATTTACTCGAAAGCATGAGTGATACTCAGAGATTCATTGTAAACACATCTGTGCAAACAACACATGAAGATTTATATAAGGTAGCTATTAGTGATATGGAGATTGCTATTAACTACTTGATTAACACAGAATATGGAGATGAAAGTGACTAACGCACAATTATTAATTTTTATCTTACTATTGCTTAATTTTCTCTTGGATCTCTACTACTTCTTTGAGAAGACAAGTAAGAAAACAGTTAAAATTAAGTATAAAGACAATGTAGCACACCTTGTGGATCTCACAAAAGGTGATTGGATTGACCTAGCTTCACCTAAGAGTATTGTTTACAAGAAAGGTGATTTAGTTCAGGTTGACTTTGGAGTAGCTATGGAGTTACCTCCTTACTATGAAGCTCATATTGCACCAAGATCAAGCCTATTTCAAAACACAGGCTTACTTCTCACAAATGGTGTAGGAGTTATTGATAACTCTTACTGTGGTGATGAAGACTATTGGGGAGCTAAGTTTTATGCTACACGTGATGGACTCATTGAAGAAGGACAACGCTTGTGTCAATTCAGAATTATTGAAAACCAACCTAATATTCATTTTAAAGAAGTTGACCACTTAGGTAATGAAAACCGTGGTGGTTATGGAAGCACAGGAAAGTAGGAACACATGAAATTACAAAAACTGACTAAAATTAAATTACACACACTGACAACATTCTATGGTGAACCTGGAAGTTCCAAGACTACCTTCATCAACACACTCCCTGGAAGTGTACTAGTGATTGATACTGACCGTGGATTGGCTTCAATATCTCCTGATGATCGTTTTGCTGTAGCAGAATGTCACACATGGGATGATGTAGTGGAAGCTATGAACTTTGCTAAAGGCTTTGATAGCCTTGCTGTGGATCACTTCACAGGAGTTCAAGAGCTTCTTTACAAGCACCTTATGGAAAAGGCTTCAAGCAAGAAGATGACTCTTCCTATGTATGGTGAAGCATCAACTATCCTCAAAGGACTTATTGACGAGCTTGTGGCTATATCTTATGCAGGTAAAAATGTATATGTTATCTGCCAACAAAAATCTGTCAACCTTGAAGATGTTGTAGATGAAAACATTCCAGCAACTATCATCCCTAACTTGATGGAAAGTGTAGGTAAGTACCTTACAGCATCAAGTCGTGTTATTGGACACACAGAGCGTATCACTAAGTCTAAAGTTGTTAAAGGAGTTAAGAAGACTAAGGACTTCTATCAAGTCCGTCTTTCAGGAAACCCTGCATACAACTTGAAGGTAACTCGCAAACCTGGACTAGCAATTCCTGAGACTGTGACTAACCCTACTTGGGAAACAATTGTAGGATACACAGATGGAACAACACAAGCTAAAGAAGCTAAATCAAAAGAAGCTAAAGAAGAAACTAAGGAAACAAAAGGAGAATAACTATGTCAAAACTATCATTTAAAGCAAAAGCACCTGAAGTCCGTGAATTTATTTACACACCAGGACGATATGAAGTACTTGTGGAAGCTGTAGAGCAAGGAACTAACCAAAACACAGGAGCACTTTTCTACAAGTTTGTGCTTCGTGGTAACTTTGGTGAAAACCTTACAATGTTTAACTTGTTTGTACGTGACAACACTTATGGACAAGAACAACTCTACAAGATCATTGAAGCTGTAGGTCTTGATCCTAACTCAGATGATATTGACACAGATGATATTGTAGGTAAGTACATGGGAGTTGAGATCAAAGAAGGTGATCCTTACAATGGGAAACGCCAATTCAATGTACGTGACATCTTTGCTCTTGATGAAGAGGAAGAAGAAGGCTCAACAGACTCGGATGCAGATGATGATTGGGCAGATGCAGAATAATTAAGTGGTATCCCTAGTGGATACCTTACACAGAGTAGCTAGGATCTCCTTATAGATTACATTTTTATTTCGATTGCCAGCACTTGTGATTCCCACACTAGCTACTCTCTGTAAGGTATTTACTTTTTTGACAAGCCTAGTTAGTACAAAAAGACTTTCCATAGATATTTCTACACCCAAAGTTATTCTCACGATTTATGTTCCTATATATTTTTTGATTTCGCTTCTATTACCCAACTAACTAGGCTTCTTAAAGGAGTAAATATGAATAAACTTGAAGAGTTTAAGCTCTATGTGTTAAAGCGTAGAGATGCCTTTGAGCACAAGTACAGAATAGGTAACAAGACTGTGGGAGATCTTTACAGATATGATCTTCCTAACAATCTAAAATACCTTGATGACATGTCTCAGATGTTCATACGGACGCTTAACACATCTAGAGTACCCCTAAGGGATAAACTACTTACTGTGTATGTTTATCGCTATATAGGGCATGAGAAGTATGTCAGAAGATGTACTAATGAACATGATGTAATCACAATACATCAACTAGAGAAGTTAGCAACTAAGCTAAACTCATCTAAGGCTAAACTTTCTCCTAACTACAAGTCTCCTGCTATTCAGGTAATGACTAGAGAGCTTAATAGAGGAGAAAGGTTTCTTGCTTCCTGTGCAGATTTCATTGATAAGCTTCCTGATGATTTGTTCTATGGATGGAAGTGTAGTGAGATCTATAGATACTATAATAAGAAGTGTGATGTGTATGGACTGAGTAAGTTCACAGCTTATAACCTAGCTACTGACCTAGCTTACATTAATGAGCTACACATTGAACTAGACTTTATTAATGGATGCTCACCTAGCATGAGAAAGATGTACCTTGAAATTGTAGAGAAGGACAGGTTTAATGCACAGGAGTATAAGAAGTTTGCTATTGACTTCATGAAGTGGTATATAGATCAGCCTTTTGCAGATAGTAAAGAGAGGATCATTACCCCTAATGATGTAGGACACATGCTTGTGGCTTACTATAAGCTCACAAGAGGTATGTGTAAGATTAGATACCCTAAAAAGACTAGGGTTAAAGTTAGTGACTTGGTAATATCAAGGAGTATGTATGAATTTTATAAAGGTGTACCAAGTGAAACTGATTGATGAGCTTGGTAATTGTTACTATGATGAAACCATCTGTGGCTTTAAGAAGAGACAGAAGTTTATCAAGAAATGGTCAGGAGATGATCAGATTACTAGAGTTCAAAAAGGTGATATAACTATTTATATAAAGAACTGTGGAGAGGAGTTATGGTCGTATGAATGTTGATATTGAAAAGGTTAAGTTAGCAGAAGAGCCTAAGTCATCACCAGCTAAGGCATCTGATGAGTATATCAAGCTAGAAAGAGAATTTGACAAGCTTACTGAAGCAATTAAGCTTTCACATAGCACAAGAGAAAGAAAAGCTATGCGAGCAAGAAAAAAGAAGATCCGTGAACAACAGAACCTTCTTTACTATCAAATGCTTTACTCAGGCTACATTGAGTACACTCAGACTGTGCTAGGGTTATCTACACCACAAGCGCTGTATAAGAGACTTAAGAAGCACAAGAAAAAATAAGAGAGCTTAATTGCTCTCTTTTTATTTTGGACAATTACAGTCATCCTTAGGAAGTTCTGTAAGTTTAAGACATTCAGGAGTATCTTGTGCATCCATAATAGGAGTGTACTCTAGCTTGAATTGGTGTACACGGAATACACCTGAAGAAGAGTTAGCAGGCTCTACTCTCACCTTGACGTGCTGTCCAGCAGGAACAATAATACTATCAGACATCTCCATAGCACCATCTGAGATACCAGTCATCTGCCAGTGTACTCCACGGTTCTTTCTAAGGTCTTCAGTATACTGTTCTCCTGAGTGATAAACTACAATCTCCATTGTGTTATCCTGAGCAGGATTAAGAGTAGTACCATCAGCACACCATCTAATGTAAACACGGTACTTTCTATCAGTTTGCTTTCTTCTACCATCATCAGACTCACCAGCTACAACTCCTGTAGTAGAGTCCATGTAGAGGTCTAAGTCATAACCATCTGTGATAGGGTGATAGAAGTCAGCAGAAGACACAGCGGAGTTTCTAGCATAGTTTACTTGAACAGCACCTACATCACCCATCTTAGATAGGTATTCAGCCATACACTGTACCATATCCCACAATGCACAGATGTTTTGGATGTAGTGGTTAAGTTGACAAGCCAGCTTCTTCATGAATGAACTGAAGAACTTAGGATTGTAGCATTTCTGACTCTCAGCCATACATGCAAACCGTCCTACACCCTTGTTATTTTCGTCCACTAGTCGTTGACAATCTGCAACAGGAATTTCATCACAGTCACATTCATCATACCAACAGCGATCCTTAGGATTTTCACCATAACTAGTGAATGTAGCTTCATTCAGTCTAGTTGTTTTATCATCAATAGCCATTAGTCACCAATCTTTCCTTGTGCTTTCCACTTACCACCCTTGCGAATACGTGATGGTGAGTAGTTTTCTTTACCAGTATCAGTAGCATAGATTTCAGCATTAGGTTTAGTATCCCAAAAGTTTTGGTTAGCTGTTCTTCTAATCTTCATCCACTGTCTTGTAGTGTTAAGAGACTTCCAAGCATTAGACTTTCTAATAGCCCACGGTCTAATCTTAGCATTTTCTGTGTAGTACACAGTAATGACATTGTTACCTTCAACCACAGTGTGAGTATAGGTTGTTCTCTCAGGGGCATAGTTAGTGATAGCAGGAGCATTGTAGTTAACATTGCTACCAATAGTCTGATTACTTAGAGTTACATCCCCACGTAGAGGTTGATTATTAGCCTTATTAAGATGCTTAACAATAACATTAGCAGTAGTTGGTATCCTCTCATATCTAAATGAGTAGTTTCCATTACCTGTTACTCTAGGTACATTGATAGGGTTCTGACCTGGTACAAGCCTATAATCTTGGATGCTAGGAGGATCTTGTCTAAAAGGATCTCCATAAGTCACAGGAGTGTAGCTTTGAGACTTAATCTCTCTTCCTGTGTCCTTATCAATATACTTAACAATCTGTCCATAGATAGGGTTATATCTAAAGGTAAGCTCCTTAGTTTGTCCTGAAGGTACTGTAACAGATTGAGTTCTATTGCCAGTAATCTTATAAGTAGCCCTATAGATCTCAGGAGCAGTATGTGACTGACTTGTATCACCAGGTACTTTCTTAGTATCAGTGCTAAGTGTAGCTCCTGTAACATTATCTACATACTTGATTACAAGTGTACCCTCTTTAGGAGCTTGAGGAACGTTAAGGATGCTTGTATTAGGCACAGTCAAACTGAATGACACCGTAGCAGTTGTTGGACTGAATTGCCATTGGTCAATAGTAGTGGCTACATCACCTCTCTGCTCATTAACCTTTGATGAGATCTCAACATCATTAATATTTAACTGTTTATTAATGGTTTCAGTCCAGTTATTACCAAAAGCTGGGTCATAGGACTTATTGAAGATGCTCCCTTGTGGTGTATTGATTCCATAAGAGGCATTACCAAAACTACCATAAATTGTAAGTCCAGGAGTCTTAGTGTAGGATACTGACTTGATAACAGCTCTTGTGTGTCTAGCCTTAACCTTAGTACCTTCTACCACAAGATCATAGTAGATACTTCCTTCAGTGTTTACATGCCCAACAGCAATTTGACCTCCATCAGTAGAGGGAACAAGCATAGGGTTTTCAATCCTAAAACTGTTCCCACTAATGTAGGTCTTTGTACCACTGTCAGTAGAATAGATATTAAGGCTTAGGGCTTGCCTTACCTTAGTAATCTGTTCCTGATTAAGTGTAGCTTGATCTGCCATTAATTAATTCCTCCTGCAAGGTCATTCTCAGTCTTGCCATTGTTAGTTCTAATAAAGGCACTACCATCAACAGTTCCACCAAAGAGGTTAATATTACCTGTGGCAATGTTTCTATCAGGTCTTAGGCTACCTTCAAAGATAGTGTTACCTGTTTGATTCCAAGCACCTGAGTTCTTAAGGTTTTGTAGCAATGCAGTGAAAGCACCCTTGAGTTGATTGTACTCATTCTTGAGTGTGTTAAACTCTTGAGGTGACACATATTGGGGTAGAATTACCTTATTGCCTCCACTAAGTGATAATTCTCTTGTGTTAGCATTGAATGTTAAATTTTTCCACAGACTAGTACTGTAATTACCAATACCCTGAACTTTGACATTGTTTCCACTTACTTCTATGACTTTCCAAATACCTCTGTTGATATTATTTTGGTCTGAATAGAAGTCTTCTACTGTATCCCCTACTTTAATACCATCAGGATTCCTAAAGTTAGTCTTTTGTACAGTACGAGTGTTATTTGTATCAGCAGTACCAGAAATATCTCCATCATAGAACCTATGGATACTTTGTGAAGGAAGAGTAACTGAGTTACCACCACTAATTGATAATGTATTATTGTTAACTGTAAGAGTTTGCTTATCATTATCAGGTTTGTTCTCTAACGCTGTGATCCTAGCCTTCAGAGCTGTATCATCATAGGATGTAGCAGTAGGCTTATCTGTTATTTTATATACTGTTTTTGACATTAGTTTAACCTCGGTAAGTAATAGAATTTGTTGTCAGTAGGGTTCTTTAGAACAACAGTACCTTGAACAGCTTGCATGTAGAATTTTGCGTTCTTGATAGTCATGTTAAGTCTACCAATAACTTCTTCATTCTTCTTGACTTCAATCTCTATAGGTTCTTCTGAGTCTAATTCTTCTTTAGTTATGAAGTGAGTGTAGTGTTCTGTTGTAGACTCAGTAATTATAGTCCATACAATCTTTGGAGTAAACCTAAAGAATACTTTACCATTGCTATCCCAAAATGCTAAGATACCTACCTCAAACTTCAACTCTTGTGGTTGTATGAAACTAGCACTTCCTGATATTCCTTGACTACTTGTGGACAAAACACTTAGGTTAATACCCTCACTAGAGAAGCTTTTATGTAAGTTATACTCTTCATAGTCATAAGACCCTGCATAATCTAAAAGTAGACCTGCTTCTAGTATAGCATCACGACGAACTGTACCATCATTGGCAACAAAATAGAAGTGGTTATCCAGTGAGTCATAACTAAAGCTAGGCTTAAAAACTTCCCTATTAGCAGGAGTTAATTTTTGGAAAAGCCCTCCATTTTTTGTATTGTAAGGAATTTGTCTACTAGTATCTTTAGCCATCTCAAGATGGAATGTTCCATCAGCATCTAAGAATAGACCATTACCTTTAGCTTTATATACTTTAGGTTCTGCACTAGCAGGAAGCTCAATAGAGTTACCTTCTGATATAGATAATGTTCTACCTGATAAGGTAAGAGTTTGCTTAGGATGCTTATAAGTGATATCATTCACACCATTTAAGATAACAGTATTACCATCCACAGAAGCCACTTTAAACATACCAATGTTAAAGTTAGTCTTATCCCAATAGCTATCAACTACTGTGTCTCCTACTTTAATAGTATCAGCATTTACAAGCTTATCCTTTGTGACACGTACATTCTGTGAAGTACCATTACCTGAGATATCACCTTTAGCAAAGAAAGTATTTACTCCAGTAGGTGTCACAGGCTTATCCTCAAGTGCTTTAACTCTAGCCTTCAAGGCAGTATCATCATAAGTTAAGGCTACAGTGTCCTTATCCTCAAACTCAACTTCCTTGATAGTACCATCCACAAGGGTATAAGTAAGTTTTACTTTGTTACCATTTCTTGATACATTCACAGATGAGATGAAGTTATCTGTTTTACCTTCTAGAGCTTTTAGTCTATTGATAACTTTAGTATCATCATAAGTGACTCCACCACCTTGACCATTCACTTTAATCCATCTAGTTCTATCAGGAGAAAGGATATAAAGGTCTCCATTAGGAAGAAGATACATGTGATCTCTATCTCCCATAAACACATCAGGTAGCTTATCCACAGGGGCTACCCAAGTGTCCTCAGCAGGCATACACTGAGTGCACCATGTGTTAGGGTTTCCACTACAAGTTGTACATCCCATTAGTTAATACCTCCTGCCAAGTCATTTTCTGTTTTACCATTATTAGTACGGATGAAGAAGTCACTATCCACTGTGTTAGAGAACAAGTTGATATTACCTGTGGCAATATTTCTTCTAGGCACAAAGTCTCCTTCAAGACCTCCTTGCCAAGCTCCACTAGCTGTAAGGTTGTTAATGATCTTCATTAAAGCACCTTTAAGTCTAGCATTTTCAGCTCTGAGGTCAGCATCATTGTAAGCAGGAGAAGGTGTTGGAATAGTACCTGTGAATGAGATAACACCATCATTTGAGATACTAATATCCTTACCTGCCTTGTATGTTTTACCTCCTGAGCTATTATTCATCAACCAGCAAAGCTGTGAGGTGATGTTCTTATTGAAACACCACTGTGAATAGAAGGCTTTAGAAGTCTGCTCAGGTAGGTCACAAAGAGTTGTATCCCTTAGCACAAGGGAATGAAGTTTAATTCTGTCATCATTTTGCTTTTTAAGAGATGCACAGGCGGTTGATCCTGGTACAATCTCTTCACATTGACAGTTAATACAATCTGACATAATTTCTCCTATTTATCATCAATAAAGCAGTCAAACTTACAATCCATTAAGTCACATCCTCCCTTAATCAAAGGAATTGTTTCTACTTTCTTCTCAGGTTTAGGAGGAATAGTAGGTTTCTTAGGAGGTTGCTCATTAAATGGTTTAGGCTTAGTAGCATTGTTCACAGGAGGCTGTTCAGTGAATGGAGGGAAAGGTTTTCTCACAATCTGCTCTCTTGTATATACATTTTGGTGTCTATCTCCTGGATTGCTACCTCTAACTTCCACTTTCAAATGAGTGAAGTTTGCAGGAAGGTTTGTGAATGTCTTGTTCCACTTAATAGTTGATAGATGCCAGTTAGGCTCATAAGCAAGCTTTTGTGTATCTGCATGCTTAGCAAGTAGAATATCCTTTTGAACTACTGAATAGTTGTTTCCTCCATCAGTAGAAGCATACACATCAAAGTACCAATCATAAGTACCACCATATTGAACATACCATCCTTGTAGTCTTCCTCCAACACCAGCCTCATAGGAGTATCCTAAGAGGTTTAATTGGATATCTACAATAGTACCTTCATTATTCTTAGAAGTGAACCCAATACCTTGACCATAACCATTTCTGTGAGCTTCACTGAGGTCAATACCTTGGACACTACCATTAGGTGATCCACCCATAGCAACATCTAGAGGTGCACCATTACGTTGGAATGTACCCCAAGCTTCTTGCCACTTAGTAGCTCCTCCTTGTTGGTTATTACCTGCTTCATACTCTCTTTTTCTTCTCTCATAGTCAGCTTTTCTAGCATTGTAAGAAGCAAGAGCAGAAGCATAGTTGTTGTTGCTATTATTGTATGCTTGTAAGGCTCTTTCATATTCAGCCCTTCTAGCATTATAACCATTTAGACTAGCCTGATAATCAGACTCAAGTCTTCTCTTCTCAGCTTCCCAATTTGATTGGTCAGGAGATGGTTTACTAGCCTGATCTGAGTTGTACACACCAATGAATCTATTGACACTTTCAATTCTCTCAGCTAAACAGTGCTGTACTTCACAAACCTTTTGTGCTTTACGCTGTAAGCACTTCATACGTTTAATTATATCACAGATGATCTCAATAATGTTCTTGATATTACACCATATTCTGAAGAAACCATGTGCTGTATTTTCTTTTACTTTACACTCTTCTCCATTGGCAATAGCATCACCAGCCAACTTCACAGAGTCGGCTAGGTCATGCTTCATCTTCTCACATTCATGAGCTTTATAGAACTTTATCCTACATCTGCAATTAGGACAATATTCAAACATAGTGCCTCCTAGCAGTTATCACAGTCAATAACACAGCCTTCAACTTTAGGTAGAGGTGAGTTGTTATTTACATAGGTAGCTCTAACATCACTTGATGTAGGGTCAAAATCCCACTGGTCAAGTGTCTTGAATAGCAAGATATCTCCTGTGCTTCCTCCTTGTGGTCTAAGGACTGTTTCCTTACCAATGGAGATTGATCCAGGTTTCTCTGTGAAGCTTGACCCTGCTTGGTAAGATTTAGTCCATACAGTTCTCCCATTTGTATCTTGGATAGAGAATGTAGCATTGTTACCATAGCTACCACCATCCCCTACATACTTAACTTGGTCAAAGTCAACTCTAGATACGTGGGCTTTAACACTACCATCTTCATTCATAGTGTACATGTGAGATACCTTACCAGTGATTGTACCTCTACCTACTTCTCTACCTGCATAAACCATGTTCCACACAATAGCAAAGTCACCATTTTGTTGAACAGTCACAGATGTGAAAGTGTCTCCATATCCAGCAGAATTGGCAGATGTACCTACACCTTTCATACCAAAGACAACATTCTCAAGCATTTTACCTTTAATATGTTCCACAAGACCTGTGATTCTCTCATCCTGACACTTAGCAATAGAGCACAGCTTGTCTACTTTAGACTCTAAGCACTCTAGCTTATTAAGGATATAGCACAGTTGGTTAATAATATTCTTAAGAACACACCAAACACCATAGAAGCCTCTTCTAATAGCTTCAGGTAGGTTACACCATTCAGCTTTTAAAATAGCTCTCATCTTAGGTCTAATTTGAAGGTCATTAAGCTCTTGTAGTTTTGTACAGTCTCCAATACCTACATTCTCACAAGAGCAATCCTTTTGTTTACAAATGTCTTCCATAGTTCCTCCAATAAAAATAGGGAGGGGATATACCCCACCCCCTTAACCAAACAATAAGTGGTTTAAGTTCCAAGCAGAAAGCCAGATCTCTCCTGAAGTTCTAAGCTTGAATTTTCTCCAATAGTAGTTTCCATCTCCTACACCACCTACACCTGTATCACCAGTTGCAGTTTGGTCAAACACAAAGTAGTCACCTACATGTGTCATTTGGTCAGGAAGTTTAGCACCATTCTTGTCTGTGATGATGATATCCTCTACAGCAATTCCATTATCTGTCCAGTTAAAGGCTACTGGTACAAGCTCTTTACAATATACTTGCCACAAACCATTTACATATTTAAGATCATCTACTCGATAAGCATGTTGCATCTTACCAGGAGCAGAAGGTCTAGGCGTAGCCTTAGCAGGAGTTAAGTACTCAGCTCCTCTAGCCATAGCTACAAGTCTATCAATATCAATACCTCCTGGACACGCTGTAGATGATACTTCACCGTGCTTCAGAATGTGTTGTCTATCAATAGGAATGTTGTAGCGTTCACAGATATCACGAATGAGCTTAGCAGAGTTTCTATAAGTTTCCTCAGCAATAGTCCATGTAGGAGCACCAGTGTTGTTCAAGTGTTCAATACCAATAGAGCGTTGGTTCATTGGATAGTTACCTGCATGGTAGGCAACATAGTTTTCACCAACACATCCCCAAATTTTATCAGGTGTTACTTGGTAGTGAGCAGATGTACCATGACCTGTAGAAACATACCATGTGCTTCTTGCACCAGCATCACTTGTTCCGCCATTGTGGTGTATTAATATGCGGTCAATCTTAACACGGTTACTATCACAATTCATTGGGTTAGGGTCTACACCAGTAATAAGTCCTGAGTAAATTTCACCATTAATATTTTTAGCAGGTACAGCCACAGTTGTATTTCCTCCTTGTGATTTAGCTTGTGTAGCCTTCTTCTTAAGTCTGAAGGCTGTAGGGTAAGTAGCAGAGTAAGGAAGCTTAATAAGATTAACAGCAGAGCCTCCTGAAGGATTAGCAAGTTGACTTCCTTGGTTTTGACCTAAGAACCAACCAAAACCTCCACCAGCATCACTATCAAACAATGCTACGTGGGATACAGGAGTCCATCCAGCTACCTCTTTAAAGACAGCTACATCTCCTTCTTCCATCATTTCTACTTCATCAAAGTATTTTAAGATACCATTAGTCCGTCTTTGTTCCCAAAGATCCTTGACATAGCCTGACACAGTACAGTTGGCAAAGGGAACACCATTTTCTCTACACCATTGTGCATAAAAATCCCAGCATTGCCAGCCATAAGCACCATCTACATCTGTACCCTTATTCATCCACTTGGACTTAAAGGTTTTGTAGTCCATGTTTACTCTCCTTGAGCTTCATTATATTTCTTGCTTGAGATACCTAACACAGTACCAGTGAAAGTAGTAAGTAATGCTAGAGTACCTGTGATAGCAGTTGAGTCAAACTTGTACAAAGCTCCAAGCCCTGTAATCAAAGTGATTAAAGCTGGTGCAACTACAGTTACAAGTTTTTTGTATAAGTCATATTGTTTATTTGTTAAGTTCATTTAGTTCTCCTTATTTATTATGCTTTCTTAAAGATACCTGGGATTGATAAGATTATACGTTTGTTAAACATTTCAGGATTAGAAACTCCAAAAATTTGAACATTTCTTGAGCCTTTATCAATCCACACAGAAGTATTATTATTACCAATCCAAACCTGAGACTCTACAAGTTCAACAGGAACAGGAGCTTCAGGAGGTAGTGTTGCAATAACATCTCTCCAATTTACTTTTGAGGTTACTTTGAAGTCAATCTTGAAGATACCTACACCAGTAGAGCTTGAGTAAGTAAGAGTGACTCTAGGTGAAATTGGTGCATCATGCTCACCTTCCATAACTTTAGATCTATCAGTGAAAGAACCTCTATACACTGTAAGATCAGTGGCTTTGTTTTCCTGATTGGTTAACAGGTTATCCACTTCCTTCTTAGTGTAAGTCTCAGCTTTCTTGTAGAACTTATTTAAAGCATCATCTAGGTTTACATTGTAAGTAGTTGTGGCATCTGCTTCAGTTTTAGTAACTACAACACCTTCAGTATCACTAGTAACAATAAACTCTTTACCTACACCCACTGGTAGAGTCACAGAGTTTCCATTAGAAATGGATAGTTCATTTCCTGTGAGTGTAAGTGTTTGTTTATCACTGTCTTCTTTAGCTTCAAGGGCTGTGACTCTAGCAGTTAAAGCACTGTCATCATACACAGTATCCTTGTCTTCTTTTGCTTCTAAAGCTTTAATTCTCTCTTTGAGAGCAGTGTCATCATAAGCCATAGAGATGGTATCTTTGTCATCAAACTCTACTTCACTAGAAGTTCCATCAACCCTAGTGTATTTGAGCTTAACTTTGTTACCTTCTCTAGACACAGTAACATCACTCACAAAATTGTCAGTCTTACCCTCTAAGGCTTTAATCCTATTGAGTACTTCTGTGTCATCATAGGTAGACCCTCCCTGATTTAGACAGCTAGGATCAATTACTATCTTTACCATTGGCAATCTCCTCTTCTACATGTCTTCTCATCTTCTCATTAAGACCATGAATGTAATGGTTTCCACCAAGGTCATTAAAGTACTCCTTCACAAGAGGCTCAGTCATATCCCACTTTTCTTGCCAAGTAAACTCAGTAGAGTTGTAGATGTTAAGGTACTCAGAGCGTAAACTAGAACGTTTAGCACCCTTAGAAAGCTCCTCAAGTTTATTTCTCTTATGGTTAAGCCAAGCTACACCACAACCACAAGCTGTGGTCACAAAGAGTGTTATTCCTGAGATCACAGCTTGATTTTCTACAATCCTTAAGATTAATCTATCCATTTAGTTCTCCTATAGGGTGTCAATAATAGCAGTTGTCACAGGTTCTTCAATAAGATAATCACTACCTGAAGGTTGTGTTACTAAAATATGTAAACTAAAGATATTATCTTCTTTTTGTGTAAACACTCTAGCACCTTCCTTTGATTCTTGTCTTAATTCAGCCTTGGCATGATATTTATGTGTACCAGATATACCTTTATTAAGTATATTCTCAGACTCCTTACTAACATATTCCTCAAACTTTGTAAAGTCTTCTTTTGTCAGTTCTCCTCCATTAGAGTTTCTTACATGTATAAGGGTATCCCCATCAAATGTAGCTTGACCAAAGATATAGTGTAAGTTAAGAGTGTTTATTAAATCGTCTTTAGACATATCTGCTGGTATCTCATCAGTATGACCATCTATGTATCTTTCAGGTTCAGGTTTATCAATATCTTCATCAAGATATCTAACATTAGTAGGGACTACCATTGTTCTTCTACCACCCCAAGGAAGTGTAATATCAAACACTAGAGGTACCTGATAAGGCTCATGCTCACTATCCATCTTATATCTAGGATCAATATGAACATCATTAACAGTTAGATTTTCACTCAGATAAAGCTTGTTTGCATATATACTATTAGCCCTAGACAAAGCGTTAAGCACAGTTTCCTTAAGGTACATGGGCTTATAAGGATTACCCCTACGCACATAAATTTCTTCATTTATCATACCATTCAATATTTCTGTTGCTCTTTTTAAACTATCTTCAATAGTACTGATCTCATTTGAGTGAGCAACAAACTCTTCAGATGATATTTCTGATAGGGAGGTTGAAGCCAATTCAGACTCACTAGGGGGTTCTGTAGTACTTAATGAATTAGATACACTAGTGCTTGTAGATGTAGAATTGCTTAAGGTAGTAGATCCACTAGCAGAGATACTTTCAGACTTAGATTCACTAGTAGACACTAATGCACTTTCACTCTGTGAGTTACTGATATTGGTAGTAGATTCTGAAGTACTATTATTAGTAGAGGTTGAATAGCTCACAGATGTTGATTCACTTGTTGATTCACTTGTTGAATTACTCTTGCTATCTGAAGTAGATGTACTTCCACTTACTGAGTTTGACTCAGCAGAAGTGCTCTCTGAAGTTGATCCACTAACTGAGTTACTTTCTGAAGTAGAAGTGGATTCAGAGCTACTTGTGCTATTAGATTGAGGAGTTGAAGTACTATCTGATTTACTTTCAGATGTGCTAGTAGATTCACTAGTGGATACTGATTCAGCAGAAGTACTTTCTGAGGTAGAGGTACTTTCACTTGTACTAGTTGACTCACTTGTGCTAGTTGATTCTGTTGAAGTAGATTCTGATGTAGATTCAGTAGATGTAGATTCACTAGTTGACTCAGAAGTAGATTCTGATGAACTGTTACTTACTGAAGTTGAATCTGATGTACTTGTAGATTCAGAAGTTGAAGTACTTTCACTAGTAGATTCTGACACAGAAGTGCTTTCAGAAGCAGATGCAGAAGCACTACCACTTTGTGACTCAGGCTTTTTGTCTTCCTTAGAAGATTCACCACATTTAACAATAATTGTTTGCTCACACTTGGACTCTAGCATTTCACAAGTGGCTTTAGGGATAGGGCTAAAACCCTCATAAGTTGGATAGATAACTCCACAGAGCTTATCTTCTTCAGCTAATTTATAAGCCATATTTTCTCCTATCTTACATAAACATCAATGGATGTTTTCTCATTAGTTAAGTAGGCTTTACCCTTAAAACCAAAAGGAGTGTCATAAAGTCTACCCTTAACATCACCCCAAGATGAAGGCACAGAAAGGATAATATGACCATCTTGGTCTGAAAGGAAGCCATAAGCATTATAGCTCTTATTCACATTTACACTTGTAGGGAAGTTGTTACCTGAGGAATAAGTCCATTCATAACCACTATATTCTACCCTACCTAGTGATATAAATTGAGCCAAGGTGTAAATTTGTTGAGTTCCTGACTGATCTAGACCATCACTGGTTTTATCTGAGAACTTATCATAGCCATTAGCCTTTTCAACTTCTTTCTTACCTGGCTCTTTATCTTGCTTAGAGTACTCAGTTTTCTCTTTTACAGCAGATTTAGGTAAGTAACCAACAGTACCATTGTACTTATCATAGATAAGCCATTCACCACTGATCTTCCCTGTAACCTTGTTACATTTATAAAAGGTATCAAGCACAGTGTTGTCACCATTACCTTTAATACCTTCAACCTTGTCTACTACAATCTCATAGAAAGTTCTTTGTACTCCACCACTCTTCTTAGGTTTACCTGCATCAGCACTAGTACCACTAGATCCATCAGGAGTATAGTTATCCTGACCTCTGATTCTCACAATTCTAAGAATAGTTGCTCCATATCCTGTGATCGTTCTTGTATGCTCAATCACATGAGTGATACCATTGAAGTTTTGCTCAATAACTCTAGCATTATTGACTCCACCTCCACCATACACAAGAGTGTGTCCATAGGGAGTGCTTGGTTCATTGGTAGAAATGATATCACCCACTTTAAGTTGGGATTCATTTGAGTAAGGTATAACATCAGCAAAGCTACTGACATCATTACCTATACCAATCTGATTACCATTACCTAGTAAAGACCCTCCAAATTGTTGAGCTACCCAATTCACAAGATCTACGCATTGATATGGTTGAAAGGCAGGGAATCCATCAACATCAATGGATTGTCCTACCACACGCTGTGCAACTTGGTAAGCATTTGTCATATCAATTATACCTCAATCTTATCCTTCAGTAAACTTGAGCACAACCCTGTTATGTAAGAGAAGTCGTAGCTAAACTCCTCATTATCTAGGGTGATAATGTTGTCTTTTTTACGACAAAAGATGGAGTATTTTTCAAGGGTAAGCTCTAGGTAATCACTATCCATCCACTCTTTAGCTCCTCCATAGTCATGGTTCTTATAAACCTGTCTAAAGAAGTATTCCACAGCAGACTCTACAAGGATTCTATTCCTCATACGTTTCACAAGAAACTTTTTACTCTCCATAGTACTCCATCTCTCTTTCAATCTCTTTTAGGGCATATTCAACCCTCTGAATATCACTTTTTAGGATCTCATTTTGGATCACACTTTGGTAATCAGTAGGGTGAGATGCTAAGTGCTCTTCAAGTTTAAACTGTTTAGCTTCCATGCTGTGTAGCTGGGTAAGCTTGTTCTTATATCTATTATATAGCCTTGACACTATAATGTTCATTATTACTCCTAGTTAATGTGACTGAACTTAAGGAAGTTTCTTAGTGTAATCTGTGCTTCACCTAGTGCATACACAGTGAAAATCTTCTCACCAGCACTGAATAAGGCACTTCTCTGAGCATCATTTAGATACCATGCAGAATACATTAAGTCATAACCTTCCATTGGGTTACTATTAGGGAAGATACCTTCACCACTAGCATCATCACCAATCCAGTTACATCCCCACTGTCTTCTAAAGATTTCAGTAAGCTCAATCTCAGATTGTTCTCCTGTAGCCTCATTCTTAGCACTTACAACCAAGTGTACATCTGATAAAGGAGTTACTTTCTTGCCATCACACTGAGATACATCCATCTTAATGATGAACTTTAAGAACCATCTTTGGAATCTATCCAGGTCACTAGGTACAAGTACTCTAAACTGAGCAGATCCTTTAGTCCTATCAATTACAACAGTGTCACTTGGAGATTCATTCTTTTCCTTAGGTGATTCATCCTTACTTTCAAGAGCCTTCTTAACCACTTCAAAGTACTTGTTAGCTCCATCAATACGCTCTTGAAGGGCATTACCTGGAACACCACCCCAATCGGCTAGGAAACGTGTAGTGAGCTGTGCAATATCACCATCACTAGAAGCAACTTCTTTTACCACATTCTTCAGTGTCTCTTCACTCATCATGAAGGCTACTTGTGTATTGAAAGTAAAGATGCTACTATTTCTAGCTCTAGCAAACTCATAAAGAGCCTTAGATCTTGGACCTGTCCACTGACCTAAGCCTAGACCAATCCAGTGTTTACCACCTACATTGTACCCAGGTTCATTAAGAGGGTCTTTGTAGAGAGATGCAAAAGCTTGCCATGATCCCATGAGGTTCTCAGCTGTAGGTTCTTGTGCTACTTTATCATATTGTTTTCCTGTAGCATAGTCAGCCTCATATCTTCTAGCTGTTACATTAGACTCTCTCACAAAGTAACCAATGATAGCAGATACACCTTGTGCTTTAGCCTCAGGAATTTCTTTCTTAATAGCTCTAGCAAAGGTTTTTACTCTTGTTTCAATATCATCACTCTCAGATCCTTCAATACTATCATCTGAGTAAGGAGCACAGGAAGAAGCAGTAGAAAGGGAATCCACATAGTCAAGAGCATAGAGGTCAGTTACCCCTCCTCTACGCTGTTTAGACTGTTGAATTACCCTAGATTTAGTTCTACTAACAGTATTTACTAATTTATTTAGATAATCTACCATTTCTCCTCCTACTGATTCACAATGATGTCTCTATCACTGTATAGATATTTAGAAAGCTCTAGTTGCTGTAAGTGGTTACTTCCTACTTGGTAAAGGTCAGTGATCTTGGTCACAAAGAACCAGTTACTTTCCTTCAATACCTTCTCATAGTACTTAGAACAAGCTGTAAGTTCCCAAACTCCTGCATTAAGGGTAAACAATACCCTATCTCCTGCCTGTACTGTATGCTTCTTCAGAGGCTCTACAGTCATTGTATAGACTATCTTTCTACGAGAGTTCTTAAGTCTTCTAATAGCTGTTCTATAGAGCTGTTCTGTGGCTCTAAGCCTATCAGCATCTGTGATCTCTTTATTATCTTCTGCGATTGACTGAGTGTCATTATCAGTAACTGTTCCCCAATAAAGCTCTCCTGCTTCTAAGGCAATACCTTCTTCATCTAGGATAGCAAACTCATCTCCAATGATCTCAGGAGCAAACACAGGTAGCTGTGGATAGTCATAAGACCGCTGTGAGTTTACCTTATTACCTGTCTTTATCACAGGGAATCCTTCAAGCATGAACTTAGGATTATAAAAGATATCTCTAAGGGTCAATGAACTAGCTCCTGAGTCTGACTTATCTGACATAGCTACAGCAATGTTGATAGTATCCTCATAGTTCTCAGAGATGTTATCTAAGGACACAAGGTAGTTGTACTCATTGATAAGCACATCCCTCTTGATACCAAAGATACCAAACTCAATTAGGTAAGGATCATAGCGATTTACTCTCCAATAGAGGGAAGTAGTCTTTTCACACACTTTGGTAAGGAACTCTAGGAATGATTCTCTAGAAAACTCATACTCAATCAAGTTCTTTTCAGCATAATCATCTACATACTTAATCTTGAAGTCATTTAAGAGATCATCCTTGTGCTGTTCATTTGACCAGTAGCCCATAGCCTGCTCTACAGCAGATACTACAGATCTAGCTTTCACAGTTACATTGGTAGGAAGGGTTCTTTTACCCAACCTACCTATCACATGTGAAGTCTGAACAGTTACTGTGCTATTCTGATAGTCACTTGACTTATCTCCTACATAACCTTCATACTTCCAGTCTTCTGTCTGAACTACAATGTGTGTATTACCACTGAGTAGCTTGGAATATTTTAAGGGTAAGGTCAAGGTGATAGCAGGCACTTCCATTAAGGCATACTGTACTTGAATGTCATTAAGGAAGTCATCCTTAGGGATAATTACTGACTTCCTTCCTGAAGCCTCACTATTAATAATATAACCAATCATACTGTTACACTCTCATAATCTATATAAATACAAGCTGTATCGCTCTCTACCCCACTGACTGACACAGTGTTGAGTCCTTTTTTAATATAAGGTAACTCAGCACATAGCTTCAGCACAGAAAGTGAAATATCCTGATAGTTGAACTCTAGACATTCCCAAGATTTAGCATACTTAAGCTCACCTTTGTAGTTAGCTGTAAGCACTCCTGAGTACTCACCTTTAATCTTGAAGTCAATATCATTGATCCTCACAATAGGGTCTTTGAAGTCTCCTTCAATAGCAATACTCCACTTGTGACTATCTAGTACTGTAGTAGATAGAAACTCTCCTGTGAGTACTTCATTTACACAAGTGTCACAGATAGCATGCTTATACATACATTGTAAGCCTTTACCATCTTTCTTACACTTAGAGCAGTTATATACTACTCTCCACTTAGAGTTACATTCTTCAAAGAAGTCATTCATAAACTCTACATTTGTTTGTGCTGTACAAAGATCAATCATTCCATCCATCTCACAGCAATCACTCTCACAACACTCACAGTAGTTATTACAGTTAGGTAGACCATTACAGCAGTGTCTTGACTTACCTAAGCAACTAGCTTTCATGTCAAGGAAGTCACAGTTGTCATAAGGCTCTAGGAATGTCTTATCATCATCTGCCTTATACCATACACCATCAGGATTATCAAACTCTACTTTAAACACAAGGTAGTCATCATCTGTTAGTACCCACTGTTTATTGTTTTGAATACTTGTGATATAAGCATTACACCACACAAGCTGTAGACCTGTTTGAACAGCCCACAGCTTCCCTGGTGTCATTAATTGCTCCATAATAAAGTCATAGTGAGCTTGTACATGCTCTTCTGACCAGTCATGTGTCTTAAGTGCTATCTGTAATGAGATTGTGTTAGAGTCCACAAGAGACATCTTACTAGTGTTACCAACATAAGACCCATTAGTAAAAGTGCGTGAGGTTTTATTCTCACGCAAACTAATACTTTCTGTCTGCTCATCAATAGATTTTCTACCAAGGAACACTAGGTCATTAAATTGGATGTAGCGTTTAGGTTGGGTGAAGTTTTCATCACATCTAAACATTAAACATACCTCATCAATCTGTCAATTCCAAACAACCCATTTAGATACTGAGATTTGTTGTCAATATTTTGACTTATCTTAGCATTATTTGTGTTGTATACATTATTAATTATAGTCTGTCCTGAGTTACTTTGCAAGGCTTTATTACCATATTTGTTGAGATTATTCAGGAAGTTTAGTCCTAGACTTTCAACAGCTTTCTTCCTCAAGACATACTCACCAGGGGTAAGCATAGTAGGTACAGTGTCAGTTCCTCTTGGAGTCCAATCAACCCCAATAACATCACCATCAGAGTGATATTCAGGAATGATTCCTCCAAACTGTTTACGTTTACCTTTCTTCTTACCTCCACCACTAACTGACTTAGGAGTAGAGTTAAAGATGCTAGTAACAGCATTAGCAACACTGTTCACAAGGGAGTTGAGGGCTTCCTCAATCTTTCTTGCTTCTTCTGTGATCTTAGAGGTATCAACATCCTTAGGATCATTACCATTAACTTTGTCTTTAGCCTCTTTGACCTTACCTGAAGTCTTATCTATCTTAATACCAAGAGCTTCAAGCAATGCTAAACCTTCTTTATTGATATTAGAGGTATCAATATTATCAAGGTTGACATTTGACAATAAGGCTTTAGCCTCATCAATCTTCAGTGCACCATCTTTGTATAACTTACCAATAAGATTAGTAAAGTTAGTGATTCCAGACTGAATCTGAGCTTTCTCTTCATCAGATACTTTGTTATCCTTACTTACTTCTTCAATAGCTGTTTCAAGGTCAACTTTATGCTTAGTAGCATACTCAATGATCTTATCAGTGATTCTCTTATCAGTTGTACCTAAAACATCTTGAAGTGTCTCAGTAAGTTGATCCTTAATAGGCTCTTTCACTTTTTTGGATAAGTCAGGGTTTTCCAATATCTTAAGTCTAGCATCTATCTCACCATTAACAAGCTCTGAAGACCTCTTTCTAGCCACAGCTTGTAGGTTAGACAAGGAGATTTTTAAGCTATCATCACTTACTTGTTTAGCTTGTGAAGCCACAGATAAACCAGCTTGTAAATCTTCAGTAGTAACATTGCCCTCTTGTTCACCTTTTATAAGTTTATCAATGAACTCTTTTACCTTACCACTTACTTTAGTTTTAAGCTCTCCCAGCTTACTTGCTAGGTAATCATTAGTACCCTTGATATCATTACCATTAAGAGAAGCACTATCATCAAGAGTTTTAGCCATATCAACCAGCTCTTTGATAGACAAGTCTTTCAACTTATCCTTGCTTACACCTAGCTTAGAGATAGCTTCCACAATAGCATCTCTTTGGTCTTCCTTGCTACCAAAATTACCAGCCTTAAGGGCAAAATCAATATCATCTTTGAACTGACTAATCTGTTCAAATGAAAGCTTAATAGCCTGGTCAGGTATAATCTTAGCATGTTCAAGCAACTTTTGTAGTGAACCAATAAAGTTACCTACATTTGTTTGTCTTCTTACACCTTCGGCATCAGATAATGTTTGGATCTGAACTGTAGTACCATCTGTGGAGTTCTTAAGTTCAAGATACTTTTGACCATAAGAAGCATACAGTTGTTGCAAGCTTTTAAGCAATGTAGCATCATCCACACCAAGTTCATCTCTCCACTCAGCCCACGTTTTAGTTTCACCATTTACAGCAACACTATACTTGTCAACATTATTAGGCAATGTGGCTTTAGCTAAGCCAAGAGTTGATCCTGCTTTATTAGCATCTCCTCCAAACTCACCAGCGGTAGCATTAATTAAAGAAGATGATGTAGCAAGGTCTGTAGCTCCTCCTTTCTCACCCTTCAGTGATCTATAGAAGGAAGACATGAGTTGGATATGTCTATTAGCAGACTCTCTGAGTTGAGCTATCTGAGCTTTAGTCTCAGCTTTCTCAATCTCTTCTTTTTGCTTCTTAGCTTCAGCTTCAAACTTAGCTTGTTCTTTCTCAGCTTGTTTCTTGGCATCATTAGTGAATAAGCCTTGCACAAGACCTACAAAACCACCAATACCAGCACCAATAGCTGTACCAATAGGAGTGAACATAGATCCAATACCAGCACCAGCTAGAGCTCCCTGAGCTGTGCTAGAAATAAGGGTAGAGGTATCTTTAGCAAAGCTACTCATTTTGCTCTTTTGCACAAATTGGTCAACACCATCAATAGCCATTCCACCAAACATAGTACCAAAGGCAAGACCAGCTCCTTTGAGTGATTGACCTAAAGTACCTGCCTTATCAAAACCTGCTCCAATAGCCTGTCTGAATGATCCACCATTGGCTCTAACATTCTTGTAAGCTTGTGCAGAGTCTTTAAAGACTTTACTTAACTTAAGCTGTTCTTTAGTGTTATTTCTAGCCTGTAGAGCTAGTCCTGCATAGTAGCTACCATTAACAGGATCATCTGCAAGGAAGGCTCTTTGGCTCTTCTTAGAGTAGTACTTATCAGCTCTCTTATTAAAGAAACCTGCTAGTAGACCGCCACCAGTGAGGAGACTTTGACCTCCTGTAAGTCCTCCTGCTACACCTTGCTTAACCTTTCCTGGAAGAGCAAAGTTATTAAGTTGACCAAGGCTGTTAACAGTAGTACCAATGAATGACACAATGTTAGCCACAAGGTTTGAAGCTTTCCCAAGCAATGCCCCAATAATTAGATACTTTCCTACATGACCTAATATTTCAGCTAGTTTACCAAAAACTTCAACCACAGTGGTTAGAGTACTTAGAATATTCTCAAAGCCTTTTTGGAGGTTTCCTCCACCAAATGACTTGATAACATTCTCAATAGCTGTCACAACAGCCTTTACAAAGTTAGAAAGTGATTGGAAGAATCTTACACCTACATTGGAAGTAAGGGCACTAATAGCACTAGAGGTGATTCTAGCAAGCACAGGAGCTAAGTACTCAAGCAAGTCACTGATTACTTGCCCAATAGCCTTAAGTCCACCACTAAGGTTCTTATTATTTGATAAATTCTGTCTTGTGAGTTTTACAAAATTAGTGAAAAAGTCAAAGATAGATGATACAACTTTAGATGCTACTTGAACAATAGGTGTCTTAGTTGCAAGGAAGTCTATTGCCTTAATGAACTCATCAGCAAAGCCTTTAATTGACTTAACTATTGATTTAGCACCATCTTTAACATCATCATTAATTGATAGTTTAGCTAGTTCCTTAGAAAAATCTTTTAAGAATCCTGCTAAATCCTTCACAGCACCGCTATTAACAGCAAGCTCTTGAAGGTTAGTCATCAGATTAATTACAGAAGTGATAGCATCAAGGATTCCTCCATTGACAAGCTCTTTACCAATGTTAACCCATGATGTCAGATATCTAATATATGAGTTACCAGCCTCATTGACAAACTTACCAATAGCACTTCCAGTTTCATCAAAGAATGAAATAACTGACTTGAAGAGACCTTTGGTATTCTCTAGGATACTTCCATCTAGGCTAGATGCAAACTCCTTACCAAACTTCTCCATAGATCTAACAAGTGAGCTACCAAAGAGTAGGCTTATTGTGCGAGAGAACTTATTGATATTCTCAATGCCTGTACCAATAGCATCTCCAAGCTTTCTTACATAGCTTTCAAACTTCTCACTTCCCACAAATTCTGTGATGTCCTTAATGAAGTCTCTTGTAGCCACATACACCTTGTTAAGTGCACCTGGGGTAGTATTACCATCTTCATCCACTTTATCAAACACAAGGAGGTTTGAAAGTGTTTCTTTTAAGTTCTCAATAGCTTGCTTAGGAGTAAGGATAGAAGTCACAAGGCTTTGGAACTTAGGACTGTTACCTACTTCCTTAATGACATCTAGGTATTCATCAGCTGTGATACCCTTCTTCTGAGTAGCTTCAATAATAGACTTATAACCCTTAGCCTGAGCAAGCTCTAGAAGCCGTTTATTAACTTCAGATGCACCAAGAGCAGAGAATCTTTCTCTTGTGAACTTGAAGTCTTGTTGATTAAGATAACCATTAGCAAGCATTTGAGCTGTTTGCTCTCCTGCTGTCTTAAGACCTTGCACAGGGTTTTGAGTTTGTGCAATAAGCCCAGCAAAGGCTTTTACGATATCTTCAGAGTCTTTACGATTGTAAGCATAGTAAGTTGATGCTTGGTTGAGCAAGTCAGAAGCATCATACACAGAAGCTTTACCATAATCTCCTAATCTCTTAAGAGACTTGTTTACATCCTTTTCATTAAAGCCTAGAGATGACATGTTGACCCTATAGATCTGCATAGCATCCCCTACTTTTTGTGACTCAGACACCATTCCAGCAACACCTTGTCTCAAGGTAGTAACAGCGGAATTAATGATGCCCTGAAAGCCACTAGTAAGCTTTCCATTGACTAATGATGTAAATGACTTCTGTACATTTAAAAGCTCAGATGAGACTGATCTGAGACCACTGAGCATAGTTTTAGCAGGATTGATAGCTCCTAGCTTAATCATGTTTGATGTCAGACTAGTAAGTGCTCTATCAGCTATAGACATAGCAGATCCTACGTTTTTCCAAGACTCAGCTAAGTTAGTGACCTCTACTGCTTGACTTTTTACCTTGCTACTTCCACCAACACTAGATCCTGATGCCTTGCTCACAAGAGCGTTTACATTATTGATCTGTCTTTGGATATCAGAAGTATCAATATTGAGCTTTAAATTAATAGAGGGCAGGTTATTAGACCTGCCCATCTTCTTAATCATACGTTCAATATCAAGCACAGTCGCTTTCATGTTATTCAATAATTTTGTCTTAGCCTCAATATCGTTAAGACCATTAATTGTAACACTTATAGTACGTACTGACATTAAAACTCTCCTACTTAAGCTACATCCTCAATGTTTCTACGGATTTCATAGAAGTTACCATTTTCATCACGACTTACAGTGAATGTCAATGACAAAGTGATTTCTCCATCTGTACCGAACTCTCTTGAGTTTTCTGTGATAAGGACATTGTTGAATACATAGTATTCTCTGATTCCTCTTGTGTTTTCAACCATTTGAGTAACACGGAAGTGAGTGTTACGAAGACGTTTGTCATTAGCTACGATAAGCTCAACATCACGCTCAGCATTGTAAGTCACAAGAAGTTTTTCACCAATGTACATTGGGTTCACAAGAACTGTACCACGACTCAATCCATGATGTGTTTGAGTAAGAGCGATAAACTCATCATCCTCAAGACCTACACCAGCAGAGATTGGCATTGATGAAAGGTAAGTACAGTCACAGCGGTCAGAAGAGATAATGATTGTATTACAATCTTCATAGTAAAGGTCAGGGATAACAAGTGATCCATATTCTTTACCATCTACTTCAAGTCGTTCTACTGTGAAGCTGTCTGTCACAGGGATGCCACTTGTAAGTTTCTTAGACATAGATTGAAGTGGGTTCAACCAGTAGTCATTACAAGAAGTTGTAGTAGCTGTGATTTCTTTAGTGATCTCAATTTGTGATTTGTCATATTGACGTCCAAAACATCTAGCATCTGTAGTAGGTACTGAAATGTTGTGTGTGAATGAAGTCAAACATGAAAGCAACACATTAGAGAATTTACGCAACTCAGCACGATCATTAACGATCATTGGAGATGAAAGACCAATTTGACCATCAAAGTCATCTGTACCTGTGTAAGTAACTTCATAAGAGATTACTACACCGTGGTCAGAAGGTTTCCATCCTGTACCTGTTTGAGTCATTGCTTTTGTATCAGCAAGGTCAATAGTACGGAGTACGAATCCAGGTGCATGAGTTTCAAAGTTGTATGTGTACACGTATGAGTTAGCTTGAGCAAGATCTGTAAAGTCTGCTACAGCTACTTTAAGTTGGTAAGTACCAGCTTTAGGAACGTTTACATATACCATGTTGAAACCAAGTGCATAGTCATCAGCATCTGAACGTACTTGGTAGTTTACCTTGATAGCTTTATCTACAGCTTTCACATAAAGTGTACCTGTGTTGAAGCATTTCAAAGGTGTACAGTTTAGTTGATCTTCAGGCACATCCTTACGTACGTATTGTACTAAAGTACCAGTAGGAATTTGTACTTGTTTGTTAGCTTTCCAGCGAACACAAGGACGGATTTCCTCATTGATAGCGACAATAATTTTATTGTCTTTATCTTGGGTATTGTAACCGTACATAGGATGAGACATATCTACAAAACAGTTAGACATTTATTTCTCCTTTTTCTTGTTATCAGCTTGCACTGAAGGTTTTGGGTTATTAGCTTCTTCAACCATGTGTTCACGGACACGTGCCATTGCTTGAAGCTCAAGACGGCTACCGTGACGGTTTGCAATCTCATTACGAGACATGAAGAACTCATCTACATTTAGTGGTTTTTCCACAGCCATGTTCTCTCTCCTTCTTAACATGTATATATTGATAAGGTAGCAGGGAATGAGAACATTTCAACCTCATCTACAAGCTCATTAGAGAAGTCTAATGGACATCCCACATCAAGCACTTTAGCATTGATAGGTAAGTACCAATTATCCAATGAAGCTACATCCTGAGCGAATGTCTTTCTCTGTATACCTTTAGGGGTTTTAACTTGATGAACCAACATATTTTTTATTTGACAGTGCACTTCTTCTCTATACTCAAGTTTACCCTCAGGAGTGTTCTCAATACATACCCTACCAGTAGGGGGAGACACAGATGAGTAATATACAGAGAATGTAACATAGAATCTAGGAAAGCACTTAGAAGAATTATCACAAGAAACATCTATTGCCAAGAATGGAAACTCAGCTCCTTGGTTAAGTTGGAAGTGCTCAGTAGTTCCTACGTGTTGGTTGAACTGCACATCAAAGTTATCATAACGTTTTCTAGGATCTAGCTCTTCAGGATGGTCAGGTTGAATGAAGTAATCTAGAACACCAGCTCCATACATTTGAAGCCATTTCTTAATGTTTATGTATATTGCACTATTCATTTCTGTAGCCTCTTAGGAATCTTAACAGCCAATCTACTTTCAGCTCTTTCTCTATATGCAGTCACAGCAGACTTATCGCTCTGAGTTAGAATTGCTGTACCTGATCCCCGTCTACCTGAAGGGTGCTTAGCAGAGTACTGACCTACTCCACCTTTCACAAGTTCTCCCTCTCCTACATTTAGGAAACCTTCCATAAGGAAGTCGAATGGAGGATAATTAGGATAGCCTCTCTCAACATAAACTTTGGTATAGTATCTAACTTTACCTCTCTTAGTAGGAGGGAAGTCATTACGATCACTATACACCTCAAAGCCATCACTGACTTTTCTTATCTTAACTGAGTTTACCATTCTACCTGTTTGTCTAGAAGCAATAGCCTTAGCTTCCAAAGTACCAGTAAGAACAAAGTCGGTAAACTCTTCCACAAACTCAGTACCTTTCCAGTCGTGAATATCAGTCGTGGTCACGAGTAATCACCCCCTGTAACTGTTTGATATAAGGGGCACACTCAAGTACTTTCTGTTCACTCTCACGTGGAGACAGTCTTTCACCTGTCATCTTTATATCCCAGCACCCAGGCATAATCTCATAAGTGCGACATGCTACTACTTTCCAAAACATATAACCTGCATCCTCAGGACATTCCCAATAGTTACACTTGGTTGATATTCTTTGCAAGATGTAATAACCATGCTTAATATCAAAGTCACAGGAATGGTGTTGGTTGTGTAGTGAAAAGTAGAAAGTCTCTAGTTGTCTAGATCCTTCAAGAGTGTGAGTTGTAGTAGCATCACTCTCAGAACCCCTAGATGTAGGCATGTGGTCTACACAATATAAATGCTCAACCTCTTCCCACAAGCACTTCATGACCTGCCTAGAGTTCTCATCATAAGTAGGTGTTGCTGTGCCTTGTCTTAACACAAGGATCTCTCTATTAGTTCTAGGTAGTGGCATCTACGACCTCCTAATCAAGATGATCTGAAGGAGGATAACCCTCACCTTCTCCTGGTTCTGTAGGTTGTTCCTCAGTTGGTTTAGGAGGTTCAGTTGGTGTAGGTTCTTCTGAAGGCTTAGGAGCTTCCTCTGTTACAGGAGGCTTTGGAGCTTCTTCTGTAGGTTTTGGCTCTTCAGGAATATGAAACTCAGTCTCTTCTACATTTCTTACATAGGTAGCCTCTGTGTTATCAGGTACTTCAGAGAAAGTATTTCTGATTACACCTTCCTTATCTGTGTATCTTAAGTTAGTTAGATACTTACCTAAGATGTCATCCACAGGATAGGTTTTACCTTGTTCAAAGATATAAAGCCTTCCACTGTAGTAAGTTCTATACACAGTTCTATAAGTTTCTACTCCACTAATTGAGCGACCAGTACCACACTTGGAACAGCCATAAGAGCGTTGCTCTCTAGCATACTCTCCATTGTATTTTACTAACATTCTTTTCTTCTCCCAATAGCTAAGTACATATTTTCTGTGTAAACTTTCTTACACAGGGATAGTGAACTAAGTGTCTTAAGTGCCCAGGTGTTGATAAGCTTCACATAGATTGTATCTAGGCTTGTCTTATCCACAGTCCATTTACGAACAATGTAGTCTACTGATTTTTGCTCTAGGACAGCTCCTACAGCAAGTCTATCCATGTTAGCACACTCATCAAGTGTACCACATTTATTTTGGTAAGCTACAAAGATGTTCATGAAGTGACACATTGCTTCAAAGATACAGTCAGGTAGACTGGCAGAAGTATAACCAGCTTCATAATCAAGAATAATCTTGTACTCAGCCTCACAGGAGCAAGGGTCACAGCATCTACAACATGGACTCAACTCTTCAGTAACGTTGATAAGAATAGTTCCATCAACAAAAGACCAGTTGTACTTATCAGGAGTAATTTCATACTCCTCACGCTCAAGACCTTTTCTCTTGTGCATATATACCTTAAGTGTTGAAGGGTCAAAACCTTTAAAGTAGTAAGGCTTGATCTCAACCATTGCATCACATCCACAGATTTCAAAGTCTTTGACTTCAATCACTTCATGTCTTCTAGCTCTTAAGATAGTATCACATTCACCATCAGTCCAACAGAACAGCCTAGCAAGGACACGGAGAAAGCTCTCCATGTACCGTTGCATAGTTGCTCCATCATCACAGTCAAAACAGCCACACCTATCTTGAAGCTTCTGTGTAATCTTCATTAACTCCAATTCAGGTTGCATATCTTAACTCCTTATTTTGCAGGGATAGTAGCCATAGGGAATGGATTGAGACCTGTAAGAAGACCTTGGATACGCTCGAATACCACAGCAGGACAAGTTTGATCCAATGGAATGTTGGCAATCAACAAGTGAGAGATAGGTGAGTTAGTATGTACCAAACCGAAGTTTTCATACTTATCACAGATCACTTCACATCCTGGTTTAGTTGTATCTTCTGTACGTTGAGTGTAGATAGAAGATTGTGGTACGAACAAGTCATATTGAGTCAAAGCTTCAACTCTAGACAAGTCAATCACATAAGCTTCACCAGTCATGGTCTTTTCAAGGTCATAAGGCAAGTGGTAAGATACACCGAATGGAATACCACGGAATGAGATAGACTCACCGTTTACAGACCATCCTTGAGGAAGTTTACCATCTTTACCAGGAACGATTTCAGATTTGATTCCACGAAGTGTAAGTGGGTGAACATAGATCTTGTAACGTGCAGATTGGTTGTTCAATACATCTAGGTAGCAAGCTACTTGACGGAAAGCACCAATGATAGATCCTGAAGCATCAATAGGAGTAACCCCTGGGTGAGACATCATTTCAGCCACACCTGCAAATGGACGAAGACCTTGACCTTGGAAGTTCAACATACCTTGAACGATATGACGTTGAACGATAAAGGCAAATGTGTACCAAGCCATGAATTGTTCAGCTTCTTCATAAGACATACCCAAACGTTGGAAGATGTTGATAAGATCTCCTTGTTTGAAGTGCATTTTGTCTTTCATCAAGCGGTCAAGACGAGTTTCACAGTCTTTGAAACAGAGGTAACGTACAGGAGTAGCATCACCAGTTGCTTGCATAGTGAATTTCTCAGTGAAACAGCAGGCATCTGAAGTATCATTAGCAAAGTCAGGAGCTTTAGTACCCCAAGTGATACCTTCCATGATCCAGTCACCATTTTTAGCTTTGCGCAAAGCTCCAAAAGATGATTGTTCAAAACGTTTAAGGATATCGTTTACCAACTCATCATCCATACCAACTTCACGAAGTGAAGGTTGAGCTTTAGACCAGTCACGTGAGATACCGAAAGGAATCTTACCATCTTCATTAGTGAAGTTTTCTTTGTTAGCTAGTTGAGCTTTAGTACGCTCATACAAGTTATCAATAGCTTCACCAAGCAAAATATCAAAATTTACTTTAGTCAATTTATTGTCCTCCAAAACGAACACGTCCAAAACGGTTCTTAGGTTGTTCTTCTTCAACTACTTTAGAAGCTTTCTCAACCACAGGGTTTGCTTTTTCAAGCAACACAGCAAGTTTAGAAAGTTGTCCTTCTACAGCATCTTCATTAGCCTCTTTTTCTGCAATAATAGCATCTTTAGTAGCAATTTCAGCTTTAAGAGCTTCATTTTCAGCAGTCAATGCCTCAATAGCTTCAATAGCTTGTGCCAATGCTTGAGACTCTTCTGATTTAGCCTCTTCTTCTTTAGGCTCTTCAGTAGCTTCCTCTACCTTTTCTTCAGCTTCTTCAGCTTTAGGCTCTTCTTCAACCACAGGAGCTTCTTCAAGGACTTCATCCTCTTTAACTTCCTCAGGTTCTACTTGAGCAGAAAGGTGAGCAAGTACTTTTTCAAGAATTTCTTTATTCTTCAAGTGTTCTTCCTCATTTCTTACTAGTAAGGATGGATCATATCCACCACTCTTAGCATTACCAGGATTCCCCACAAAAGAGAAACCAGTAATTTCTACCTTATCTGTGATAGGTACATCAATATCACCGCCATGTTCCACATTATAAGCAATGAGTTTTGCATATTCTTCAATATCATCATCCCCAATATCTTTGTGATACCACAGGAACTCAGATGAGATTGCAAAAGGCTCATCTTGAAGAATAATATCCTTAACATTGCTTAGTTGTGTATTGACATGAGGTTTAACCAGTAGATCATATCTACCATTGTCATCCTGAACCAATTTAAGGTCACTCTTTCTGAAATAACCTTCTCTAACAGGATAACTATTGAGATCTCTGTGACCAGTTGATACATAACCTTCAAAAGTTTCATCAATGCTATCATACCAGTTCTTGAGTGTACCCTTACACAAGTAAAGTCTAATAGTACCATCCTGATAGAGCACAGAACCTTCAGATAACAAGGTCATGTAACCTTCACTGTTTTCAACCTTATTCACAGATAGGCACTCTTTTTCAGTGCTTTCTTGGGATAAGTTCAAGATGTTATCAAGGCTATCTTTTCTTTCAAGGTAGTCATTGATCTCATTCATGATCTTTCCTGCAATCTGTGTCTTGATGTGCATTATTCAATAACCTCAAACAAATTATATTTAAGTTTTCTTACTTTCTTACCACCACATGAGGCACAGTAGGCATACTCATACTCAACATTGTCTTGTTTGAGTCCTGCCTCAGTCTCAGGTGAATAAGGTAGCTGTTCTGTTTGCTCCTTTAGACTAGCCAAGAGAACTTCATCAGTAGTTTCATACCAACCTTCGCTCTCTTGGTTGTCACCAGGATAAAATTCAAAGAACTTTCGTGAGTTTTGGATAATACCTTTATCATTCAAGAAACTTACTCTAGCTACTAGGTCACGCTTCAGGAATCTTGATACTCTAAATTTACTCACTACTTATCTACCTTCTTCTTTGTTTGTTTATTAGGCTTCTCAGCCTCCACAGCTTTAACAGTTGTGCCTTCAGTGATAGAAGAAATAACTTCAGACTCTCTACCAAACTGTCTTGCACGTACTTCACGCAAGTACTCTTGATAGGTTTGTCCTACGGTTTTTACTTCTGTCATTATTTATCTCCTGCATAAGTGATAGGGAAGCCATAACAGTCAAGTTCAGTGTCTTTAAGTGGAACTTCTTCAAGTTCGTAATTAAATTCATACTTATCACCACAGCAATAAGTGAATGACTTGAACTTGTTTTCATCAACATCATAGTATTGAATCTGTTCATGCCCTACAACTACTCGTCTTACTTGAGCTAAGATTGTTTCAGCAAGAGGTGACTTGAAAGTTTTAGTTTCCCCTGCAACTTCAATCTTGAGGTTCATTTTAGGAACTTTAATAGTAGCCATTAAACGTGCTCCTTCCTTGCATAATTATATTCACATTATAACAAAAAGAGGTAGGGAGTCAACCCTACCACAACTAAATTAAAACTTGATGGTATCAATAACCTTGGCTGTACCATGCTCAAGCTTGTAATGGTTAATCAAATCCATGATAGCTTCCATCTCAAATGGGTCAAATGTAGCATCAAAGTCATTAATGAACTCATCTTCTTTGATATGGACAGTACCACGAACTTCAGGCTTACCACCTTTACCTTTACCAATTACAAACCCTACAATGTAGTTTGCATAGATATGACCTGTAGATTGCTCCATAAGGGCACGTTGATCAACCACAAAGGTGTAGACCTTTTCAGTCTTACCATCACCTAAATCCTGATCTACTACTTTCACACGGTTATCAAAAGCAATTTCAACATTCACAGCGTATGATGTACGTGGAGTACGAAGCATGTTACCTGATACCCCAATAGTAGGGATCTTTTGTGCTACGTTTTCTGTACCACCATTGATAAGAACCTCAGCATCAAGGTCAGTCAAGTCTGCATATTTACGTAGTGTGTACACAGGTTTTCCATTGCGTACATACTCAGGCATAATTTCTTTACGCTTAGTATCTAAGAATCCAAGTACATCACCAAGTACTTCAGTCATTTAATCTTCCTCCATGCCTATACATATCCTTCAAGGAGTTTGTACTAGGCTTATCTTTGGCTTCAATAGCCTTCTGTTGCTTTTCAGGTGTTAGGAGTTCATACTCATAAGGTTCAGGAACTCCCCAATCAGTAACATACTTACCTTTTGCTTCTTCATCAAGGTTAAGATAGTCATTATAGCTCTTAAAAGCATTATTATTGACCATCTTAGCATAATACACAGTAACATCAGGGTAGTACATCTGATCTGCTACATAGTGGTAGTCCATCCTGTACTCTTTAACCACAGCAAGGACTTTTTCCTCTATGTCATCAAGATTGATAGCTACCATGTCTTCATAAGCTAGTCCACGATAGTCATCTTTCTCTTTTATCTTTCCATTAATCCAAGCCCAGTTGTATCGAATTAGATAACTAACCAGCTTGAAAAAATGAAGGGTTGTTATTGATGATCTTTGTGCAAGTTTCAATCAATGAAGTATCAGTGATATATTGCATCAAGTGATCAGGAATACCAAGAACAGTACCTACAAGCTTCTCACAAGCATTGATAACATCATCATCAAAGACTTCATAGACTTTAAGCAGATCATCCACAGTGTAGATCTCTGAGTCTCCATCTTCATTGAATTTTGTAAATGCCATAGTGATTACTGAAGCATAGCTACGAACCTTACGTGCAATACGAGCTGTAATGAACTTCTGGTCAGCATTAACAAATTGCTTGTATGCTGTACCATCCATTACACGTTCAGCAGTTGCAGGTGTAGCACTTGTCACAGGAAGCCATAACTCCACTGTGTAGTTCTTAGGGTCAATAGATTGAACCTTAGAAGGATCACCATTCACCACACTTGTGGTAGGTGTTTCAATAGCCACAGGTGCGTCTGATTTAGTTGCATCAATGACTTTCTCCTGCATTTTAGCAAGCTCTTCAATAGACATAATCTTGTCTGACATTATATACTCCTTACACGATTAGGTTTTTAGCTAAATAAGCATCAGCCATTCGCTGGTCAACATTCTTCAAGCGTTCATACACATCAAGGATGTAAAGGTCATTATTGTAGTTGTAGCTATTAGTAAACTCATAGCTATCAAACTTGATATGTTCTTTCAGTCCTGTAGTATGTTGAAGCAAGTGTACAATCTGTCCAAGGAAGTGATCTCGCATTGGAATGATTGTGTTCTTCATAGCATTATCAATGATGCTGTAAGTACCAATATTTGATACTGTTTTATTCAAGTCAAACAGTCTAGCAGGTACTCCAAACATCTGACAGATAATAGCTGGAACATACTGTGATAAGTAGTCCAGGAAGTCAGTTGCTTTAGTATCACGCTCTAGCTGTTCAAGGTTTTGGAAGTTACCTGAGTACACAATAGCATCATTGAACTCAGTCTCAGAAAGCTTCTCAGCAAAGGCGTTCATGTCCTCAACAATCTTCTGAGTACGTTCTGCCTTAGCAGTTCTACCCATGTCAAGTAGCTCTCCACTAGAGAAAGCAGATCCTTGCTCTACACTCTCCTCAATCTGTTCTTCCAAGGTATCTTTAGCTTGTAAAGCAATAGTACCAATACCGTTTCTTGAAATATCATAGTTCATACGGTTAAGGATATTCAGAATAAGCTCTACACGCTTTCTATCCTTAAGCAAAGGACTCATACAGAATACCTGTGATGTATCTAGTCTGACACAAGCGAACTCATCACTAGTAACTACCATTACATCATTCTTGTACTTTTCAGGGTCTTTGAGGATTTCTTTGATGTCATCCTCTGAGTAGTCAGTTGCTACTCTAGGGTTTCCTGTTTTCTGTACATAAGGAGTTCTGTAGTAGTCACCTTTCTTGATAAGGTAAGTCAAGTTTTGTCTTAACACAGGCATCTTAGGGTAGTCAATAACACAAGCGAGGATATCCTTAGGGTGAATCCCTACAAGACCCTCTTTTGTGGCAAGAATACCATAGTAACCATATTTTCTATATCCTTTAGCTACTTGCTTCAGTACATCATAGTTTCTTTGTCCATTGAAATTATGACCATAAAGGAATTTTCTCAACTCCTCATCCTTACTGAAGTCATCAGTAGTAAGTGAGTTAGTGAACATGTAATTGACAATGTTATCTAAGATGTAATCAACATCAGGAAGGTCAAGAGCTAGTTGCTCAATCTCTTCTAGATTTTCATTGATAGATGTTCCTCTGAACCCTGTACTTGAATAGATCAATCTGTCCTTGTAGTCAGCAAGGAAGTGCCTATCCATTGCACATTGACCACCACAGTCATCTTTCTTACACTTTCCACAAGTCATTATGACCCTCCTAAGTAATATAACTCAGCCACATGGAGAGAAAGCAATACACTATCCAGTTCGTCAGGAGACTGTCTGAGTAGCTTCTTAATCTCTGCTTTAGGTCTGATTTTAACTTTTCTATCTTCAGGTCTTTGAACCTCTGACACAAATGACATCTGTCTTGAGACAGCATCCCACACTTTTCTCACAAATGAAACCCTTTGTGCTTCCATCATACCTCTCAGCATTAGGTGCATTTCAGCCCTTCTGTTGAAAGCATATTCAGCACTAGGATCTTTACCAATGATCTTAATCTCAGTAGGTTTACCACCAAAGTTGATGTCATACACAGGGCATTTAAGCTGTCCTGACAACCTTCTCATCTTGAGAGGCTGTACAATATGTGCTCCACCACCAGCATCTATGCCGATAGCTTTCACATTGAGTTGATTGGCAATGGTCACAATCTTATTGACAATTTCAATAGCTGTGACACCATCAATCCACTCTTTAGGCTTAATGTCCATTGTATCAATAGCTGTGAAGTGATTAGACTTGTCCACAGAAGAGATAGTAACCTGAATAGAGTCCGCACCTTTATAGGCACTATCCACTCCAAGGAAGAACTCCAAGCCTTCTGCTTTCATGTCAAAATCATCAAGAATATCAGGTGAGGCATCAAAGAATGAAGATCTCTCAGTAGGGAACTCACACAGAAGGTTTTCTCGAATAGAATCTTCTGTAATCGTGAACTGAGATCTCATCAGCTCATCCTTGGTGTACCTGATGCTTCCCTCCTCCATTGCTGTAACCACATCCAGCCACATAACAAATTCATCATCAGCAAGGTCTTCATTGACCATGAAGTCATAAAAGCTATTCAATGACCGGGGGTTTGAGATTAGGTACATAATCAACTTACGACCATCATCTGACTCAAATTCCCTACGACCCATGTGACCAAGGGCAATAGGTGAGATGTCAGAAGCCTCATCCCCAAACATGTTTCCTCCACGACCAATAACGTGGATTTTAGATGGATCAGTATAGTTACTACCTGCGGATAGACCCTCTAGCTTACCCCCATTTCTGAATGTGAAACCTTCACTAGAGAATGATGATAAACCACGCTTTAGTCGCTTATCCACTGAGGTGACATCCTTTTCATCAAAGGACAACATAGCCTTCACATCAGGGTGAGCGTTCACTAGGATTTCCCTAGCATGCTGGATGATAATTCCTGAATACTCTTGTGTTGATCCTACAGCATAGCAGTTCTCACCTTCATAGGCAAAATGGTTTGACATAATGCCACATAGGAATGACTTACCATACCGAGGAGTAGCTACACAGTATCCTGTTTTGAAGTCTCCACTAAGGAACGCTCCAAATTGCACAGCTTGAGACCACCATAGCTCTAAGTTAAACTCAGATAATGCTGTGGTGAACCCAAGCTTGTAATATTCTAATTCTTTTTCAAAACCAAACCTCTCACGAATGGTGTTTCGCTTAAAGTGTTTTGGTATTTTTCCCTTCACAGCATCTTTAAGTTGATCCTGTGGAGTTACTTGATCCAAAAGGATTGATAGCTTCTCCTTGTTGGATAAAACCTTACGCTTTTGAGTAAGTAACCCAACATCTGCATCTTGGATGTGCATAAACAGTATCTCCTCCTGTGTAATCAAGACTTTCTGAGATCTGAACTGAAGGAGCTACAGCCTGGAAGCTTTCATCCACAGGAATGGTCAAACCATCCATAGCCTTACAGATAGGGCAAGTTCGCTTATCACCTACAGCGTTCCATGTTTTCATGAGCTGTTCGCCTGTGATGTCTCCAAAGAGTTTAGCACTTTGCACAGAAGCTTTCTCAATTCCCATCTGTGTCTCACTTAAAGCAAGACGGTCAATGTTAGACCAATAGGACTGGAAGATATCTTCTTTGCTCTGAGTGTCCTTGTTTTCATTCACAAGCTTCTTAAGGTCTTTTACATGACCATCAAGAATCTCTCTCAGTCTTCCACGATTACTTCTCACAAAAGAAGAAGTATCAACACCATTTCTCAGATTTATTAGATCCTGTGGATAGATATTGTACCCTAAGGCATCCAAGATGTAATCAATCTCATCTAGGAATGTCGAAGAGTACATATCCACAAGGTAGTCAATGACAGCATCTTCAGCAGTTAAATAATCACCGTCATAAATCACTGAGGATGCAAATGTCTCTAATAAAACCAAAAGATCAGGATAATAGCTATCAAAAACCTTATTTCTAGGGTTCTTCTTAGTCATTCATATCTCCAAACAACTCATCAAGTTTAGCTTTAGTGTAATTCTTAAGCTCCTCAACACCATCCTTGGTATCGTGGTTGACATTGACAGTAGTTTGAGTTGCTTTACCCTCAATACGGTCAGCCCACTCCTTACGCTCATAGTTATCTTCAAAACTAGCCATAATTTGAAGCATAGCATTTTTAGCCACAGGAGTTGCAGGAGGAATTGAGTTATAGACTTCAAAGCCTATTTTACTCACAAGAACTTCATCTACGTCTACTAGCCCCCAACGCATTTGATAAAGCTTCAGTGAGTCCTCATCCAAGAGACTGAGTTCTCGCATTGTTTCAGAGTAAAGTTTACCAGTTCTAGCCATACTAGCAAACCTCCAAAATTTGATATACACAGCGGAGGAATTGAACCTCGACTCGTCCTTCCCACAGTTTTATGAGACAGGTTTAGAAGACCTGTGTGGTTACGCTGTGCTAAATAGGGGTAGATACCCCATAGGAGACATGAATACCAATCATGACAAGCCCCTGACAGGATTTGAACCTGCGATCATCCAGTAAACTAAGAGTGTAAGGGGATTCGAACCCCTGAATAATGAGGTTGCGGCTCACCACCTTAAACCACTTGGCTATACACTCGAAATAAATAACTTAATATCTTTAAGTTTAGCAGGTAATCCTCTTTTAGTCAACCATTTCCTATAAGCATTATCACTAACACCATAATGAGAGGCTAACTTAATTAAGGGTTGGTTAGACTTTAGGTCTTCAATAAGATTTTCCCTAGAAGGTATTCTTTCTGACTTTTTGTCTAAATAGCAGTTAAGACAAAGTGTACCCTGAGTATAATCACCACAAACTGTGCAAATATTTTTCTTAACATACTCATAACCAGTATGGGTACGGGTAATACGTTTATTGCTTAGAACAGAGCTATCAAATTCTTTTTCTTTGATATACTCACTTGGTAACTTGTCTTTGTTAGTAAGTCTATATCAAGACCTTGACTTCTTAGGTAACGCTCCTATAGTGTTTATGTTGTTGATGTTATCTCTAGGAGTAACCCTTCTGAGATTTGTATAGTGGTTATTTAACTTATTCCCATCAATATGGTCTATCTGTAGACCATCAGATGTGTCAAAATGACCAACATTAACCCAATAGCTTAGATGATGAGCAGACTTTTGGATGGTCTTCCCATTTATTCTAAGCCTATACATAGCATAACCTCTTTTGTTAAAGTAAGGTTTTAGTTTTTTAAGTTTATGACCAAATAAACTAAAAAGTTCACCATACTCATTTACAACATAGTTCTCATTATAGTAACGCACCGCAACTGCCTCCTACATAAATATTAAGTTTTGTATTTTTGTTTACTGGATTGCCTTACCACTTGGCTACAAGGGCAGAGGGAGGTGAGAGGGAAAAATATCAACAAAAACCTCTCACCGTGGAACAAAACACCGCTCACAATGAGCAATCTATCCTAGCACACAGAAAGGAATAGGTGTGCCTGATAATTAGTATATCAGATTAGGGTTTCCTTGTCAACCCCTTTTTGGAAATAAATTCCTAAAAGTATTGCTTCTGCATCATCATCACATTCAACTTCATAACCTAACTCTTTACAAAGCTCAATAGCCTTAGCTTTAGCTTCAGCTCTTTTACCGTTTAACTTAAACTCTTTTCTCCACACAGTAGGCATTACAAACTTAACCTCTTGATCCTTAAGCTCTCTTAAAACCATACCTTGAACCTGTGCTAATTTCACAAGAGTAGCTTGATTACTTAAAATTTTTAGCTCTTCAATTCCCACAAGATCAAACTTGCCATATTTCTCACAGAGTAGTCTCACAAACTCAGCCATGTAGTTACCTCTCACAAGAAGGTCTTTGTCTGTGCTTTTAATCACTCCGTAGTCAATTAATTTTTCATCTTCAAAAACTGCATATCCTGAGCTTTTTGTGCTTAGATCTAAACTTAAGATTTTCATGCTAACAATCTTAGCACAAGAGTGAAATTCTGTCAATAACCCTTTTATGTTTTATCTGTACATAAATGATTCACATATATAATTAACTTACTTAACATTAATCATTAAGTACTTAATACTTAACTACTAACTTAGTAATTAAGTAGTTAAATTATATATACTAATCATTAATGCTTATATACTTACTTAGTAACTACTAACTTAGTATCTTAGTAGTTAAGTAACTTAGTAACTAAGTAGTATAGTTAAGTTAAATTATATATATAAATCATTTATGCTCAGATAGATATTTTAGGAAAATAATTTCTTTTATCCTCTTGACTATAATTGTTCACTGTGCTAAAATAATTCTTAGCTAGCCAAAGGAGAATATAAATGTACAGTAAAATTTTTAACCTCTACTTCAGTAAAGATAGACATCCAGGAAACAATATCATCTCAGAGGAATACTTTCAAGCTTCTGTGGAATTGGAAGGTAAGAGAGTAGCCAATGGAAGCCTAAAACAGAATGTTAAAGACCTTGTGAAATTGCACTATGGTAAGGATATCACAGAGATAGAATACTCTAGAAGCCCTCTTAGAGACTACTATCACCTGTGCACAGAAGAGTTAAGTCACAGTGAGCTAGGAAAGCTTTATTTTGACCTAATGAGCATGACTTACAAAGGCATGAAATTGGTTGATCTTGTGTATAAAGAAAATGGTGCACAAGCAGTAGCCAACTTCCTCTATAGTGCTAAGTATAACTACTTCCACAAGGTTAGCATTGAGGATTATGAATATTATAACCCTATTCCTTTTAGATTTTTCCTTAGCTTAGATCACAAGAAGTTTATGCCTAGAACTTCACAAGAGATGCTTTTCTTCAAGAAAGTAATTAGTCCTAGAGCTTATGGTAAGTTTGTAGCCTTAAGCACAAAGAGGATGGATAGATACAGAGATAGATATTCACGCTACCTTAATCGCTACTTTACCACAGAGGACTTCACAGCCAAGTTCAGATTCAACGCTAACTTCACAAGAATGGTCACAAGAAAGATTATCATGAAAGATAAGCTTCAGACCTTAGACGAATGGTTAAGCCTCTACAACCTTACTCCTATTGAGTATTATTCATGCTTTAGCATTAAGTCTGACACAGTAACACCTCGTATGGAACTAATCTGTAGCAAGGCAGGTATGGACACAAGAAGATTTATCTTTAACTCCTTAATCCTTAGCCTTGAGAAGCATATAGCCAATCCTTTCTATGGTGAGAAAGGTCATGCTAATCCTGAGAGGTCAATAGCAATTAGTCATAGTAAATTTTTAAAGGAAACTGAAGGGACTCCTTCCTTCTAATCTAGTAGGGTAACATTTAAGTTACCCTTTTTATTTTACTTGGGTAACTAAGAAGGTAAACCTTCTAACCCTAATTTAACCTTAAAAATTTATGCTGGTATTTTTGAATTAACTATTGAGGGAGTAAGGACTAGGAAACTAATCAACCCTCTTTTTACCTAGATTTTTATGCTGGTGAATGGGTAAACCCTGCCCTCCTCCTCGCCTCCTCATTTTTTAATCGACCTAACATTTTTCCATTTTTAAACACTTCCTTTCCTTCCCTTCATTTCCTCATCTTGGGAAAAATGGGTAAAAAATGGGTAAAAAAT